TCCCCCGTCTTCCTCGCGAGGCCGGGTGCGGGCGCAAGCCCAGCGAGAGGAGGCCCCGATCTTCACAGGTCGGGGCTCTCTCTTTGTCCACCGCCTATGGCACCCGTTGGCGCGGGCTATGGCGCGGATGGCGCTCGGTGGCGCGGGGGCTGGGCGGGTAAACCGCTGTGAGCGCTCATAAGTAGAGACCGAGAACTGCGGTTCTCGCAAGTGGTCTCAGCCCGTCTCAGTACGGTGCTACAATGGCCGTGGACGGGTTGGTCGTTGGCTGGCCGCACTCTCTCGAAAAGAGCAGGGGCGAGAGTCCCCGCAGGTTCGATTCCTGTCCCGTCCGCGCTCCCGTAGCCCAACTGGTAGGAGGCGCCTGCCTTAGGAGCAGGACAGTGTCCGTTCGAATCGGACCGGGAGTACCGTATCTATCCCAGCGACCCCTGATAACTTCGGGGGAACCGTGAACTGGTGAAGGCAGGGGGGTAGAGCCCAGGATCGCCGGGACCACACTCACGGTGCTCCGGCCAGCACCCGTAGGCCAACGGTAGAGCCGCCGTGCTCAAGACACGAGGGTTGGGGGTTCGAATCCCTCCGGGTGCACCAGGACAGCGTGCCAGAGTGGTTATGGCCCTGACTGCAAATCAGGTGATCGTCGGTTCGATTCCGACCGCTGTCTCTCGGAGCGTATGCCGATCGGCTAAGGCGCCTCACTGCTAATGAGGTAAGGGGGCAACTCCCGCCGGGTTCGACTCCCGGGCGCTCCGCCGCGTATCCTGTCCGTCCGATGTCCGAGACACCGACCGACACATCCGAAGCCGGCGCGTGGCTGCCACTCGCCGACGCGGCCCGCTTCTACCGGGTGACCATCCGTACGCTGGATCGGCGCCGGCTCCCGAAGCGGCATCTGGTCGGCCGCCCCGTCGAGGTCTGGGTCGCCGGCGCCACGTCCGACGACGTCTCAGACGATGCTGAGACGCCCCAGGACATCCCGCCGACCGTCGAGGAGCGGGCCCTTGCCCTGTCCGACAGCGTCTCGGACATCATCAGCCAGCACACCGCTCCGCTCTACGCTCGCATCGAAGTGCTGGCCCGCGAGAATGGCGAATTGGCCGAGCGTCTGAAGGCGTCCGAGACGCAAGCGGACGCCGACCGACAGCGTCTCAGACAGGAAGTATCATCATTGGACGCGACGGCCAGAGTGTTGGCAGAGGATGCAGCACGCGCCGACGACCTGGCCCAGCAACTTGCCGAGAGTCAGGCTATCCTCGCCGCCGAGCGCGCGGCACGGGAGGCGGCCGAGCAGCGGTTGAAGGATCGGCGATGGTGGAACCCGGCGACATGGTAGATCTGGCTTGGAAATCGGTGGCGATCTGCGGTTTAGGGTAGGCAGGAGGATCGATCGCCATGATGAGCTTGTACTTCAAGCCCGAAGAGTTGGCCGCGCTGATGAACCACTGCCTGACCCGGATGGCCCAGATCGACGCCGCGCCAAAGCGAGAGCAGCGACGGCGCAACCTCGAAGAGTTGACGGCGTTCAGTTTCTGGGACTCGCTCTACGTCAAGCTGGAGATGGTATTCAGGGTTCCGGCCTGCGTGTGGTGCGATCCCCGATCCTGGGATCTGGACGAGTCCGACACCATCCCGGATGAGGGCGATCTGCCGCCGCACGAGCATCTCTTCACGCGAGAGATCGGCAGCACGGTTCCGCCGGCCTGACGGGTCGCGCGGGGCCGGCGGCGAGCGTGGTAGAGTTCGGAGTAGCGAGTGGCCACGCGATCATGTCGCGGGCGAGAGTTGACGGCCAAACTGGTGTCGCAAGGTACTGACGCGGCCTATCGCGGAGTAGCCGTCAACGAATCGGCCTACGGTGCCCGGAGCAGCCCGGGAAACACTAAACTCGCTCAGTTCCTAGCGCACTCGTGGACGTGGTACCATGACCGTGTTGGGTGTGCCATGGGCAGAAGTTCAGGCGCCATGAAGCCCCAGGTCTGCTAGCCTGGGGCTTCTTCATGTCCAACGCGGATGCATCGCGCTCAGAATCGTGATCGGGTCGACGTAAAGCGGCCCGGCTTGACATTCCGGGCGCCGGTCCGGATGATCTCCGGCGCGCCTGAAGCGGGCGCAGGAAATGAAGAGCCCCACGTCACTTAGCTTTGGCCGGCGAGTGACGCGGGGCAGGAGAACCTTCGATGCAGAATGTATCAGGGTCCGCCCCGCTGTGTCCAGACCCATTCCCCACCGATTCGCGCTACACCCAGATCCCGAATGGCGTGCACGAACTGGTGGAGAACGCCCGCGAGCTCCAGCTCGTCGTGCACCTGCTCTCGTTCCGCTGGTACCCGTCCTCGCCGATCATCCCGAGCGTCAAGACGCTGGCAAAGGCGATGAAGTGCTCGGCCAGGACCGTCCGGCGCACAGCCGAACGGATTGAGTCTCGCGGGCTCCTACAGCGTCAGGAGCGGCTGGCGTGGGACAAGCGCCAGATGTCGAACGAGTACATCCTGTGCGGCGCGCTGCTGGCGCTGGTGACCGCCGTCGAGGCCAGCCGCGACCAGGAGGCCCGGCCAGAGTGGCAGGGGAGGCGGTCAAACGCGGCCGGCAAAGAAAACTCCCGGAACCAAACCAACAGAACGAGACGGAATGAAAGGCGGTACACACCGCCATCGACGGGCGGAGACTTCCTGATGACGAGGTACGGGCCATTGAAGCCCCGCACCTGACGCCGCAGCCCGGCTTCCGGCCGCGAGGTGCAACACGGGTGAAAAAGACCGAGACGCCGGCAAAACTGGGGATTTCTCCACACGCGCCGCCGAGGGCGTGGCGTTACGATGGAGATACTGGGGGGAGTGCGCTCGTCGTCAGGCTGACGAGGCGATGGCTGGCCGCAGATCCGTCTCCGATGACCCCATAGCGAGGGCCGTGGCCATCGCGCAGACCGGGGCGTAGCAGATACGCACGCCCCGGTCTGGGGTGTGCGCGGTCCGCAAATGGAGCACAACCCTCGCCACGTCTGACGCGCCGATGCGTCGAGCCAGCGTAACCTGATGGCACCGCGCGGTCATCGTGACGGTGCCCACCAGGGCCGGTGGGTAGTCGCAGCGGATCAGGTTGAGCGGGCTGCCGTTGCCGTCATGGCCTCGGCCGATATCAAGAATCGACGAGCTCATCCCACTCCCCCGATCTGCGTTGACCCTGGCTCTCTTCGTAGCCTCCACGGTACTCGTGTGGCGCGAGTGCGTCAACAATGTCGTGACGGATACCACTACGCGTGGTTCCGTCAAGATAGTGCGCCAGCGGGGCTCCGGGCGTTCGTTGCCCGGTGTTATCCCGTGCGCGTAAAGCGGATCTGTGAGCGGTCTTCATCGATCGCCCGTCCGCTCTCTTGGATGAGCATGTCCTGATCGCGCGCAGCAAGGCGACGGAGCGCGTCAACCACGGCCTTCTGGGCGAACTGTGGCGCGCTGACATGCTCTTGATAGGTCTGATCGGCGAATGCCGCGTCGTGCGGCCATACCCGATGTAGCTCGGCCTGGAAATCCCAGGCGGGGTCGTCTGGCATATCGAAGGCGCCCGTCATCTGCGCCGGCTTCGAGGGCTCCAACACGGCATCGAGAAACTCTTGCTCCGAGATACCAAACGCGGCCGCCCACTCCGGCACGCGATCGAAGCGAATCACGGATACGCCGCGCTCATACAGATCGTAGGTCTGTGTCGATCCGAATGAGAGCGCATCAATCAGCACGCCCTTGCTCAGGTCCAGACGCTCCCTGAGCTCTCGCAGGCGCTTGCCCTGCTCTCGCGTGCGATCTGTCGCCGTGACCACTGCCACGTATCTCTCCCTAGGGTTCCTGTTCCAAGTCTATATGACATGACTTGACATCGCTGCAAAGAGTTCCGATAATACAGAAGCCGGTAGGATCTCTACCGAGGATCACGCGGGAGAGATACAATGGCGGGTACTCCGGCACGAGACCGGAAGCCGATGGGGATCGAGCTCGACGTGACCGTGCATGCCGAAGCGGAGCGCATTGCCAGCGTGACCCCCCTCAACAAGTCCGACGTGCTGCGCCTCGCGATCGACGCGGGCCTGCCCATCGTGGCTCGGCGGCTGGCTGCTGAGGCCTCTCGATGACCGCCCCACACGCTGCCGAGCGCCGCTCCGGGAGGCCGCTGTGAACACCAAGGTGATCGCGGAGGCCCGCGCGGAGGCTGAGCGCTTCCTGCGCCGACTGAACGAGATGGACGCCTGCACCAAGCACCGCAGTTCGTACGACGCCTGCCCGTCCCGTGCAGCTGTCAAGCGTGCCTCGCTCGATCTGACGCGGGCACTCGCGAATCTGAGGCGACCATGACCGCCGGGCGCCGCGCCGTGGGCGGTGGGGCGACCGGGCAGCAGCATGTCGCCACGTTCAGCGGCGGCGTTGGTAGTTGGGCGGCCGCACGCCGAGTTGCCGAGCGGCACGGCACCGACAACCTGACACTCCTGTTCACGGACACGCTGATCGAGGACACCGACCTCTACCGCTTCCTGATCGAGGCGGCCTGCAACGTATTCGACGTGCCGGCCCCGGCCGATCTCGTGAAGGCCGCGCTGGCAATGCCCGAGTTTCACGAGGACGAAGCCGGCCGTGTCGCTGCGCTAACCGACCTCCGCGAGCGCACGAAGGAGCGGTTGCCGTTCCTGGCGTGGATCGCCGAGGGCCGCGACCCGTGGACGATCTTCTTCGCCGAGCGGTTCCTCGGTAACTCCAGAGCAGACCCGTGCTCGAAGATCTTGAAGCGGCAAGCCATCGATTGCTGGCTTGCCGCTTCAAGATCTTCGAGCACCACGGCCGTCTACGTCGGGATCGACTGGTCAGAGAAACATCGCTTCACCGGACTCCGTGACCGTCGTCTGGTCGATGGCTGGCGCTACGAAGCGCCGCTCTGTGAGCCGCCATTCCTGACCAAGGTTGACATCTACGGCGCGTTGCGAGCGCACGGCATCCGCCGACCTCGGCTGTACACGCTGGGACTCTCCCACAACAACTGTGGGGGCGGCTGCATCAAGGCTGGTCAGGGCCACTGGGTGCGGGTCTATCACGCGCTGCCGGCGGTGTTCGCGTGGTGGGAAGCCAAGGAGCAGGCGATTCGCGAGTACCTCGGCAAGCCCGTCTCGATCCTGACCGACCGCTCGGGTGACGGCAAGAAGAAGCCGCTGACGCTGGCTGACTTGCGCCAGCGGATCGAACGCGGCGCCCAGGTCGATATGTTCGACGTCGGTGGCTGCGGCTGCTTCTCTGATGATGCACCCGAGGCCGCTTCATGACCCCCGCTGCCCCCGCCCGCACGGGTCGGCCGATGCAGGCCGTCGACCTCGTCTATCGGGATCATCGGTACAGGATCGTTGAGCCGAACCGCGAGAACGGCGCGAGCGTCCGCGCGGCCGGGGATCACGTCATCTGTGCTGGCTGCTTCAAGAAGATCGCCCCGACCACGAAGCGCCTCGCCGATGGCCACGGTCTCGATCCGCACTGCCTCAAGTGCGCCATCAGCACGGGAATGCTGGTCCACATGCCGGCCTGCATCGAGGACGACCAGGCGCAGCTCGAAGAGATCGAGCGCCAGATCCGTGAGCACGCGCAAGGAACCGAGAGCGCCGAATCTCGGGAGCACGACGAAAGGAACGCCGATGCGCGGACCCCCGACCACCGCAGTCCTGATCTTCGATTGCATGCAGATGGTGATGATCCCCGGCTAGTCGGCCCGAACGTCGGCGACCTATGCGAGCGGCGGGGTGCTGACGGTACGGGACTAGCGTCGGCGCCCCGTCTGACATCCGCAGACACGCAGACACCCTGAGCCGTCAGAGCCCAGGGCGTCGAGAGAGGACCGTAGATTGTGACCGACGAACGATCCCCCGCTGAGACCATCGTACCAGACCCGGAAGAGGCGCGGCACTACCCCGCGCTGGGTGCCTTGCGGATTCTCAAGGCGCACCTTGCTAGTTGGTACGACGTCTGGGACCAGGACATCGCGATCGTCGTTACCCTGCCGAATGGCGAGACGATCGATCTGCCGATCGCTGACGACGAGACACGCGACGCCTACCGCCGCAGTTGTGAGCGCGTTGCGGATATGGCCGCGCTGGTCGATGAAGTGAACGCCGCAGCATCGGAGCCACGAGGGTGAGCGCCGAGCGCGTGGGCATGGTCCCTGACTCGGAGCCGCCGGCGCGGGCCATCTGGGGCATCTACATCGGAGCCCCGGCCTACTTCATCGACGGCAAGATGTTCGCCCATACCGTTGGCCCGACCACGGAGCACGTGCTGGTCTACCTGCACGACGATGGCGCTCGCGAGATCACGGGCGAGTTTGTCGCCCCGTCGTTGGCTATCGCGCGGTACTTGATCGAGGAAGAGGCTGCTGCGTGCCTCGCCGAAGAATGTGAGCAAAGCAACCACCTGACGATCACGGGGGCTCGACTCGTTACTGTCGCCCTTCTCGGCGTGGTCTTCGTGGGGTTGCTGCTGCTGCTGATCTTTAGCCCGATGTGGCTACCGCTGGTGGTGCAGCCATGACGCCCGCCCAGGACGCGGCGCGCCTGGCGGGGGCGGTGGTGACTGTCGGGCAGCGCATCTCCGAGCATGGTGCCAAGGTTGCCGCCGGCAAGCTACGCATCACGGTCGCAGCGTATCGCCAGCACGAGGCGAATGGTGAGGCGTGGTGCACAGGACATCAGGACTGGCACAGCCGCACGGCGTTCCACGTACAGGTGAGTCGACCGAATGGCCTCCAGACGCTCTGTCGTCAGGCCAGGAGTGAGCTCGACGCTGAGCGGCGGGTCTACGTGCTGGCCACCGACCACCAGCGGCGCATCGACGGCATCACCTACGCCGGCCCCGCCTTCGCAAGGCGCCGGCACTCTCCTCCGACTCCCGAGGGCGCCGCGTCGGTGACAAGTGTTGGGCCACAGAGTTTGACGATTGGCGAGATTGGGCATGGTCTCGATGACGCCGCCGGCGCTCTATCCCAGCATCTTGTGTCCAGCACCGACGCGGTCCCTTCGGGCCACATCTACCACCCAGCATCCGCCCTGACCGCGCAGCAGTTGCGGCAGGCCGCTGCCACTGCCGATCTGCTCGGCGTCCCCGTGGGCGTGCTTGGGCGGAAGGCGGTGGCATCGTGACGGTACCTACCTGTCGCGCCTGCCCCACGTCGCTCAAGCCGACCCAGGGGGCGTACTGCTCGCTGGCGTGCTGTCGCATGGACAGGCGACCGCTCCCGCGCGCGTGCAGTGCATGCGGCGTCACGTTCTCTCCGCAGCGCACATCGAAGCGCTGCTGCTCGGCAGCCTGCGCCGCTACCTTCGCGGGACGACGACGTCGCCCGTGTCGTGCCTGTGGGGCGGCGTTCATCCCTGAGCCTCGCTGGCGCCGATGCTGCTCGCAGCGTTGCGCGAATGAGCGGAGGGGTCACGGTGAGACGACGCGTTTTCGACTCAGCCGTCGCCTGCGCGAGGTCGTCGCCCTTTTCGCGGCAACCGGTGAGCAGTGGCTCACGATGAGCGACATCGCCATCTGGATCTACGGCGACGACGGCCTACACGAGCGCAGCGCCGTGCGCATAGGCCTGTGCCGCCTCCGGCAGTCCGGCTACCGCATCGAACAGCGGGCCGCGACCTGGGACTGGGGTGCTCGTGGCAGGGTGCTGGCCTACCGCCTGATCTCTGAGCCTGAAGCGGGCGAGCGGAGGGCAGCATGACCGCGTCGACATCGCGCAAGCCTCCAGCCGACCACGTCAAGTTGCCCGAATTGAAGCTCTCGGACTGGAGCCGTCAGCTTCGCTGGTGGAAGCCCGAGGCCGGCATTCCGCGACGCTGCCCGACGTGCAGCGCGCGGCTGATGGTGGACCCGCCACTCTGGGAGCGATGGGGACGGGTGTACTGCGGCATCGACAGCGGCTGTGGGCGCGAGTACGCCTGGGTGTCAGCGGTCGGGTGGAACCTATGACCGCCCGACACGACCTCTGCTACGGGCCGATGAAGCCAGCCCCGGTCCGGCACGCCTTCGGAGACATCTGCCGCGACTCGTCCTGTGCGACGTGCGCCATTTGGCAGCGACCGAACGAGACGCGCGACCAGTGGCAGACCCGGGTCCGCGAGATGTTCGACGCCGCGCCTTTTCAGCATGAACGGGAGAGCGTCGCATGACCGACCGTCCCACCGACCGCCTCTCTCCGGTCGGCAGTCTGACCGCCGACGAGCGCGCCCGTGCCCGGCTGGCCTTCGAGGCGGCGCCCGACCTCATGCAGCGATTCGCAGCGGCCAGCCTCGTCGGCGATTGCGAGATCAAGCTCGACGCCATCGCGGGTGTCATCAGGAGCGTGCGATGTCCCGCTTCCTGACCGTCGCCCTGATCTTCCTGGTGGGGCCGACCGTGGCGTTCCTGGCCCTGGCTGGCGCCGTGTTCCTGACATTCGTCGTGGTGGACAGCGTCGCTGGGAGGATGCCATGACCCGCTGCCCGCGCTGCCAGAGCAACGCCATCCACTCGGAAAACAACTTCGCCTCCTGTCTCATGTGCGGCGAGACGATCCGCGACGAGCCGGACATGCTGACCAAACTCCTGAGCAACACGGCGCCCGAGACTGGCGACGTTCACACGCACTTCGTGAACCGACTTGCCCCGATCGAGGCACCGGCGGCCGTGACGGCTCGGGTGCTGGCCGCCGTGAGAGCGGAGGCCGCGAGATGAAGACCATCACCAGGCGCGATCGGATCGCGATCGAGGACGTCTCGCTGATCCTGCCCGAACTGCTGGCCTGGGTCGACGGTGACCCTGAGACGCGCTGGGATCTTCGCCAGGACTTCGCGGCCATGTACCGCGCCTGCGAGCAGATCCAGCGCCAGAAGGCGGCCTGTGGCTCGTTCGACGAGGCGCGGCTGGCGGCGTTCCCGGAGCTTGAGAACGGGGTACCGATGTGAGTGACGAGACCCGTTATCAGTGGCTCCTGACCCACATCAAGACGTGCCGCGTGTGCGAGTGGCGGAACGAGGACGACTCTTCGAAGCTCTGCGGGCTGGCCGAGACACACTTCCAGACCCTCGAAGCTCTGGACCCGGCCCCAGCCGCCGCCGTGGTGCGGGCGGCCGGCGGGGACATGCTCCCGGGGTTCGAGACGGTCGCCGCGAAGCCGGCAGAGAAGGGCGGGTATCCGACGTGATCGAGCACCCGTGGATTCTCATGACATCCGTGCCGATGGGGTGCTGGTGCCAGCGGTGCGACCAGCGGCTACCGATCGGGGTGCCGGTCGAGATCGGTGAGTACCTAGCAGCCGTCAAGGCATTCATCGAGCGCCACGCAGACTGCTCCGAGCCAGCGGCGGAAGGGGGCTGCCTGTGAGCATCTACGCCACGATGTGGCAGATCAAGGTGCCCGACGAAGCCAATGGCGGCTCGTTCAGCGACGCGTGGTGGGAAGTCTACGCCCAGGGCGTCCCGAACCACATCAACGAGCAGAACGGCTACAGCGGCCCAATCTGGGACGACTGGCTGCCGGCCTTCCAGCACGCTGAGGGCTGCGTTCAGCACGTCAAGGTGTTCTACGACCGGCCCGCCGATAGCGCCGGCGTCGATTGGATCAGGCAGGCCTGCGAGCCCGATCACCCGCAGGCCACACGGGGCGACTACCACGACTGTGACTGCGGCCTCCGCGCCGTGTTCATCTGCGACGAGCTCACCACGAAGGGCACCGAGCGGAACGGCCAGGAGTACGTCAACCCGTTGCTGGTGCTGACAGGCGCCGAGTACCAGACGATCGTCTGGGAAGACTTGCTCATCAGGATCACCGACGCTGTCAGCGAGCGCACCGCCGCCCCGCCCCACCAGGCCGCGAGCGATGCGGCGGGAGGCACTGGACGGTGAATCTCGTCTTTGGCTCTCTCTTTACGGGCTGCGGCGGACTCGATCGAGGATTGGAGCTCGCCGGCCTGACGTGCGCCTTCCAGGTGGAGATCAGTCCCAGTGCACGAACCGTCCTTGAGCACCGCTGGCCGGGCCTGCCGCGCCACGATGACGCCCGCACCTTCCCTCCCTCCGATCCCGACGACTGGCGCTGCAACCTGCTCGTCGGTGGAGATCCCTGCCAGGAGAACAGCCGTGCCCGCGTCACGGTCGGAACGGGAGCGCCGTCGCTCGGTGCTGAATTCCTCCGCATCGTTGACGTCGTTCGCCCTTGGCTTGTTCTCCGCGAGAATCCCACTCGATCCCGTCCCGATGCTCCCTGGCCTTGGCAGCGATTCCGAGACGCGCTCGAATCTCGCGGCTACGCTGTCCTGCCCTTCCGACTCCGTGCCTGTTGCGTTGGCGCTGACCATCAGCGGGACCGGTTGTTCCTGCTTGCTGAAGCATCCGACCCCGTCTGCCAGCCTGTTCGGCTGCAAGGACGTCGAGCGGATGCTGGCCAGGCGGGAGCGCTTGAAGGCGCAGCACGGGAATGGGAACGGTTTTGGGCTGACGCTGGGACAGTGGGCGGCCATCGAGGGAGTCGAACTGACGCCCGAGATGGTGGAACAGATGCTCGGCTTCCCTCCCGGGTGGACCGACTGCGCATGCTCGGTAACGCCGTCCACGTTGACGTCGCCCAAACCATCGGCGAGCACTTGATGCGCGTCTACGGGGCCACAGCATGACCGCCCTCTACGCGCTCCTGACGCTGCTCTCTCGGCTGGCCGCCTGCCGTCGCGCGATCGGGCGAAGTGGGGGAGGTGGAGCGTGAAGCGCTATCGGAATCCAGAATGGGGGCACGATCTCAGGCTCGGCGTGCGCTGCATCTTCTGGGCATTCGTCCCGCGCGTCTACTGGACTCGGATGTCGTTCGAGGTCGCCGTAGGGCCGTGGACATTCGTCCACTGGCGCGGCGGCCAGGATCGATGGAGGATCGGGCTGTGACCCCCTCAGTCCTCCGTGGGCGCCGAGGGCGGGGCTCAGTGCTCGGCCGGCTTGTTCTTCGGCCTACCGGGACGCCTGCGAGTCTTCTTGTATCGCTCCCAGACGTCGAGCGGAATGGCATGCAGAGGCCCAATCTTGTCCGTACGTTCGATCTGGCCGAGTTGGATCGCTTTCCAGATGGCCCAGGTCGATACGCCGAGCTCGGCCGCCGCTTCCTTCACAAGCACGTAGTCTCGCTCCACGGGGCAGAGGGTACTGAAAACCCAAGCCCGATAATAGATTATAGCGCTGGACAGTTGATCTTTGTTCCTCGTATAATTCTCCAGTCACATGGAGAGTTTAGGGGGCAGCCTGTGGCGGCAACGAAGCCGGTAGAGCCGAAGATCGGGAAGGGACTCCGGTTCCGCATCCTCGCCCGGGATCATTTTCGATGCGTCTACTGCGGCGCCAGCGCTCATGACGGAGCGCGCCTGCACGTCGATCACGTCAGGCCTCGATCCCAGGGCGGCACGAACGATCCATCGAACTTAGTTACTGCCTGCTCGGACTGCAACCTGGGCAAGAGCGACACGACGCAGTGGAGTGAATCATGACGACGACCGCATTGGCACAGCGACAGGACATCCTGCCAGACGCGCAAAGCTGGAAGACGATGATGGAGATGGCCCGCGAGCTGGTCGCCTCGGGGTTGCTCCCGAAGGGGATCGACAAGCCGGCAGCCGCGTTGGCAGTGATCCAGAAGGGGCGCGAGATCGGGATTCCGCCGATGTACGCGCTGTCCAACATCGGAATCATCAACGGCCGGCCGGTTGTTGGCGCCGAGGTCATGCTGGCGATGGTCTACCGTGACCACGGCGACCAGGCGATCCAGTTCGTGGAGACCAGCGCCCAGCGCTGCGCGGTCAGCTACAAGCGGAAGTCCTGGCCCCAGGCACGGGCCTTCGAGTGGACGATGGAGAACGCCGAGCAGGCCGGGTTACTGGGCAAGGGCGGCCCCTGGAAGCAGTACCCGGCAGCCATGTTGCGAGCTCGCTGCATCAGCGCCGTGGCCCGCCTCGCGTTCCCCGACTCGCTGGGCGGCATGTACACCCCCGAGGAGCTCGGCGCCGAGGTCACGGTGACGGACGACGGTGAGATCGAGGTCGTCCCACAGGCCGCTCCGATCCGAGCGATCAGGCCAGAGATAGGGGACGTGACCCCTCCTCCGCCTCAGCCGGCAGGCGCCGAGTTCCGCCAGAAGTGGGACCAACAGTGGTCCGTTGGTATCGCGGCAGCGACGGCAGCCGGACTTGGCGAGCCACAGGCACCGCCGGCGAATGCCTCGGAAGTGGCGCTGAAGAAAGCGGCTCGTGAGCTTTCCGATGAGATACAGGCGCGCAGAGCGCTGAATGCCGAGATCGTCGAGAAGATCGCTCAGGTTCGGGCGACACACGGCGCCAACGCGGTGAGCGACTTTGACCCCGTCACGGAGGCCAGCGAGACCGTCCACCAGATGCTCGCCACGCTCAACGAGATGCTCGCCGAGCCTGAAGCCAAAGACGCGGAAGCCTTCTAGTCGGAGCGCCACACCATGAGGACGGTCTACCAGATCAGGGACATGCTCGGTGAGACCATCGCCGAGCATGTGGCGGTGCGCTGGCCCGGCGGTCAGAAGCGGATGTACTGGCAGGTGCCCGGGTGCGACGCCAGGGACGGCCTGATGGGCTTATCCACGCCCGATCTGCCGCTGTACGGCGCCGAGCGCATCCCGTCGCTCACGATTGGGGAGACCGTCATCCTCACCGAGGGCGAGAAGGCCCGCGACGCGCTGTGGGCGCTGGGATTCGATGCGCTGGGCACCGTGACGGGCGCCTCGGCCACGCCCGGTGAGGACGCCCTGTCGGTGCTGCTGCCGTTCGACGTGGTGCTCTGGCCCGACCACGACCGCGAGGGTCACCAGCACATGAACCGGATCGCCTGGGAGCTCCATCGGCTCGGTGGGCACCTGCCTAGAGCCATCGTTCCCGAGTGGGTGGGCGAGGACGGGACGATCAGGCATGGGCTGCTGAAGAAGGGCTTCGATGCGGCCGACCTGTCTCCGAAGACGGATCGCGCCGGCATCGTCTCCGATCTGCTTCAGTCTGCCCGACCCTGGCGGCTGCATCCCGAACCGACGAGGCCGAAACTGGTGCGGCCTACATATGACCGCGCGCGCGATGACGAGCGGGTGGGGACTGCCAGGACGCATCTGCTCAGGGTCGTTGAGGAGCGGCTGGGGCCACCGAAGGAGGTTCGTCAGGGCACGCCGTGGTGGTGCTGCCCGTTCCACGCCGACCGCTCGCCCAGCTTCAAGGTGGACCCGCGCCAACCCTTCTATAAGTGCTTCGGGTGTGACGCTCGGGGCGATGTGTTCACCTTCCTGCAAGCGCTCGATGGCGTCGCGTTCAAGGACGCGCTGTCGGAGCTCGCACCAGCCGCCGGCATCGGCGGCATCCCGAGGTTCGGCGCGTGATGGCTGTCGCCAAAGAACCAGCACCATCAGGTGATTCCTTCGAGGCGCACGGGCTCGGTTGGCGCGCCGTCATGCTGGACCGTACGTGTCGCATCACGGTGCGACGCCTGCGTCGGGACGGCGGCAGCCTCAAGGGCTACGTGGACGTCGAATACAAGGCACCAGGGCGCGGGACGCCGCGCGAGCGGCTTGCGGGCGAGGTGCTGAACTTATCGTCCGGCCGCGACCGCGCGGGATTCGCCAATCGGTTGCTGGAGCGAAAGCCGAGCATCGAGTGGCGCAACATCGTCGATGCGTTCTGCGTCGAGGTCGAGAGGCGCGACGATGAGGCCGAGCCCGCCGTCCTGATCGGCAACCTGCCGGCGCCCATCGACGGCGGGTGGCTCGTCGATGGGCTGCTGGAGCGCAACCAGAACAACGAGATCCACGGCGACGGATCGGTGGGGAAATCGTGGCTCGGCCTGGCGCTGGCTGTCAGCGTGACGACGGGCATCGAGATCCTGCCCGGCTACCGCCCCCACCAGCGCGGCCCCGTGCTGTACCTGGACTGGGAGACGGATCAGGACACCCTGAATGCCCGCGTCCAGCAGATAGCTAGAGGGGCCGGCATCACCTATCCCGACATCTGGTACCTGCGGATGGACGGGCCGCTCTCGGATGCCGTCGAGCGGGTGCTGGCGCTCTGCCAGGAGAACGGGATCATCCTGATCGTCGTGGACTCGATCGAGGCCGCGATGGCGGGCTCGATCTCGGCCGGCGCCCCGTCCAACGAGGGTCCGTCGAGGATGAATCGGGCGCTCCGCCGCATCGGCCTGACGGCGTTCCTGATCGACCACATCAGCTCAGAGCAGGCTCAGTCCGAGAAGATCGCCACCAAGGCGTACGGGTCGATCTTCAAGCGCAACTGGATACGGCGGTCGTTCCATCTGAAACAGACCCACGAGCCTGCCGCCGATGGTTTCCGCCACCTGGGCCTGTTCATCGCCAAGGTCAACAACGGCAAGGAGCCTCCCCCGGTCGGATTGCGCTGGGAGGTCAACGACGAGGTCTGCCGCTGGGATCGCGAAGAGATGGACGACCCCGAGCTTGAGCAGGCGCTGCCCCTGGTGGACCGGATCGCGGGCTACATTAGGCGGGAGGGACCGTCCCAGCTCTCGGCGATTGTCGAGGCGATGGCGCCGGCCAAGCGGACCACCGTGACATCGACGCTCCAGCGCCAGACCAAGCGGTTCTACAAGGACGGGCGCGGGTTGTGGGACGTGTTGGTCGAGCCGCCGGCACCCGCCGAAGACGCCGATTACGGCGACCCCGATCCGCTGCCGTGGCCCGACGCAGGTGACGCAGATGCGTGACGCACGCCGTGACGCATGCGTCAAGTGCGTCAGACGCATGCGTCGTAAACGGGAGATTTCTGCGCAAATCGTGACGCATGCGTCGTTCTGCGACGCAGGTGCGTCATATCGAGTCAGCGTGACGCATGCGTCGGCTTTTGGGTGCCTTTTACTGGCTGGAGAGGCACTTCTAAGTACGAAGAAGGTAACTCATTCTTCTACCGGGTCTACGGGAGTGATTCGATGAGCCGACCGAAAGGCATCTGGCAGGGCATCACACCGGCCCAGGGCTGGCGAGCCGTGTTCGTGACCGATGACGGATTGCTACGGGCCGAGCCGATGGCATTCTGGGCCTGGGTGCGCCGAGACTACGGTGACGAGACCGAAGATGTCGGAGAGGGCGTGCTGGCCCGGGATTCGGTCCATGAGGTCAGCGCCGCCGAGGATGAGGAGTACTTCGTTGGCTACCTCCACGAATCGGAGGACATCGAGGTCTGGCGCGAGACATCGGGGCACGTCTTGAAGGCGGTGAAGCGGGAGCAGGAGCGCGTTCGCCAGATCCGTGAGCAGAAGCAAACGGAGCGCGCTCGATGAGCGCGGAGCTCGCGCTTAGGACCGGCCTGCCGGGCACACGGACGGAGATGAGCTATCAGCCGCCGGCTGACCTGACCTTCGAGGAGTGGTGCTCGGCGATGGAGACGCTCCAGACGATGGACCGATCGGTGAAATGGTGGATCGGCGACCTGATCCTGTTCGGGGAGGCCGCCTACGGCGGGGATGCCTCTCAGGCGTTCCCTGACGCGTTTTCGGGGTCGCCGTTCGCCGAATCGACCCTGAGAGCGGCAGCGTGGGTGTCGGCGGCGTTTCCGCGCGGAACACGCGTTGAGCAGTTGACGTGGACGCACCATCGGGTTGTGGCGGAATTACCCCCAATCGAGGCAAGGCGACTGCTCATGGCCGCGCTCGCGCCTGTCGTTCAAGGGGAACCGCCCCTTTCGACACGTGACCTGATCGCGCTCAGGGACCGTCGCAAGGAGGACTTGCGGGGCCGCGCCGAGACCGCCGATGGCGAGCCCGTCGAGACGGCGGAGCTGTCCTGGGCACCGTCGCTGGATGATCTCACCGATGATGCTCGCCGATCGCTGGAATCCCGTGCACCGACAGGACGGCTGCGCTCGACGTTCATCGCCGCTGCACTGTGGGCGTTTCAGTGGGCCGGCGCGCAGGACTGCTTCAAGCCCGGCCACTTCGAGCCAGACGCCCAGTCCCCATCCACCGCCACAGCGAGCGCGGCGGATGGGCGGGTGAGAGGGGAGACAAGCGGTGACTGACTGGAAAGAGCGCTACGGCTGGGGCGCACGCTGGCTGCGCCAGTGCGGCAAGGAAGTCAGCGAGGACGGCGCACGCGTGGCCGAGCTCGTGGATTGGGCCTGGGAGGGGATCTACCACTGTGACGGCGCGAAGCGCGCGGCCTGGAATGGTGATCGCGTGGCGATTGTGGTCCGGGCCCCGAACTTCGCGAGCAGCCTGTGTACGTTCGACGGGTCGCTGCTGACGAAGCTGGTGATCGGCGCTCACGACCACGCTATTCGGATCGGCATCTCGGCGGTCAACCCGACCCACATCAAACTCGACTTCTGGCCTCGGGCTCGGAACGCACACCCGTTCAGTAGCCACCCAACGATGGAAGAGCGACTGACGAAGTGGGAACGGCCCTTCGTCTTCGAGGATGCTGCCGAAGCGGAGCCAGTGGCGTGACCGCCCGCCACGGCCCGGCCTCGGTGGGCGGGGAGCCGCCGGCGCCGCTCACGCGGATCGCCACGGGCAGCAGCGCCGAGATGGTCGCTCGGCTGCTGGCTGTCTCGTTCCCGGGCGCTGAGACGGTGCTTGATGCGACCTGGGGCCGGGGTAAGTTCTGGGACGGCTCGGATCGCCACGTCGTGGGCTGCGACATTAGCCCTCACGGCAAGCCGGCAGTCGTGGCCGACTTCACGCGGCTGCCGTTCGCTGACGGGTCGTTCTCGGTGGTTGTGTTCGACCCACCCTACCTGTCGAACACCTCGAAGAAGGGCACGTCGCTGGTTGGTAAGCGGTTCGGGTCATATCGCACGGAGCCAGAGGCGCGGGCCTCGATTCAGGCCGGCGCTCGTGAGGCGTGGCGGGTAGCCAGGGTCGGCGTGATCGTGAAGGTGATGGACCAGATTCACGCATCCAGGCTCGTCCGGATGAACCAGTGGGTCGAGGAGGTCATCCCCGTCGATCTGTACGACCTGGCGTATCTGGTGAGCAAGTCGAAGCCGGAAGACCCGAAGTGGCAGAAGCACGGGCCGCCGCTGAGCGTGCGGTCGAACTGCACATCGTGGCTCGTGTTCAGGCATGACGGACCGATCCATAAGCGCCGGCAGCACGCGGTGGGGCCGGCGCGGCAGGGTGGGTTCTGGGAGACGGAAGGGGTGGCGGGGTAGATGGACGTGAAGCGAATTGGCAGGTTGCTCCTGGCGTTCGGGCTGGCAGGCGTCGCGGCGTTCGCCGCCTGGTCGTACGTCACGATGCCGTACACGCTCGTGACGACCACATCGACATCGACGCGCGCCCAGCCGGACGGTGCGGGGGTGTTCGCGCTCGCCTTCATCTTCGCTGCTTTGGCGATCGTCGCGGCGTTCTCGGGGGATTGGGAATGACCGCCTCTCCCCGCGCGACCGACGACGGGCCCGATGGGGTGCTGGCCGCCGAGTTGAATCGCGAGTCGCCGCTGGTCGATCTGTTCCGCCAGATCCGCGAGGTGTTCGCTGTCGAGACGCCGTGTCCGGGCGATCACAGCCGGGATGGTCGGTTCATCGACCGTGACGACATCTTCGATGAGTTGATGACGAAGCACGGTCTGCCGGACGACTGGAATCACGAGCGTCTGTACCGGGAGAACACCGATCTCTGGCGGAAGATCTACGACGAGATGGACGCGGTCTGGGTCAAACGTAGCGAGTGCAAATTGACCATCCCCGTGTACGAAGAGTGGGATGGCGACGGCGAATACCGCTCCTGGTGCTACCCGGTGGCCGATGGTCCGTGCGCTGATGCGCTGTCGCTAAATGAGAACGAGTGGCAGGGCGAGTTCTGGGCCGCGCACTTCACGCAGGAGCGGCTCAGGAAGGATGTCGAGAAGATCCTGACCGGCCAGGAGGCGTTGACGCTCGACGCCGCCACGGCGCCCGACTGCGCCGGGGATGGGGGCTGACGATGGCCACGATGCTGGACAGGTTCTTGTGGAATGAGCCGCGACCTGCGCGGGCTGGGGAGATCTGCGAGCGGTGCGGGAAGGCGCCACGGTCCGTCGAGGTGCTCGATGGCAAGGTGTACGACCCCGACTGTGCTCGCGCCGTGGAGCGCGATCGTCGCGAGGGGCGCTCCTGATGCCGTGTTCGCACTGGCGGCCTCTGGTCTTTCGCTCCTGGTGGCGAGCGTTGCTCGATGCGGTGTTCGGGTGGGGGTGAGTGTGGGTGACATGCGGGTGCAGATCGGCGTTCGGGACGCCTGCCCAAAGTGCGACACCAAGCCGGTGGAGACGGCTTACTGCACCGGTGGGTGGTGGTGGCAACGGGTCGGAGGATGCCCTTGCGGCGGGCGCCCGGTGCCTAACGGCATGTTCGATGTCGCGGAGCACCTGTCGATGCGGTGCACATGGTGCGGTTACCGCTGGTGGCGACACACGACTGACCGGGCGGCCCTGCGCTGCCGCGTCGAGACGGGGGAGCACGATGGATGAGCGGCCACAGGCTGCACACATCCGCGCCGTGAAGGCGTCGGTCGCACACGAATCGACTCACGCGCTGGGGTGGAAGATCCCGTGCGAGCCGTGTCGGGATCTGCGGGAGACGGAAGACCGCGCTCTCGACGCGTGCAGGGGTAGCCGCTAGTGGCCAGGGCGCGCGGCGACGGGATGCGGGCTGTACGGCCCGTACGGGCACGACAGACGGTCGATAGTCGAAAAACGACTGTAGACACGCCTACGCCGATTCAGACGGGCTCTCGTCAATCCTCTGGTCGATGGGAGCTTTGGTTCCCCGCGCGCCTGGGGCCGCCACGGAAAGCTACGGTGACGATCGCCGGCCAGAAGATCAAGACGAAGCGGCAGCGCTTGGAGCTTCCGCCGACGAAGAACACGCGGGACGGGAACGAGTTCACCCACAACGGCTGGGTTCAGGAGTGGCGAACGGCAGCCAAAGAGGCAGCCAGTATGGCGCATCGGATCCCACCGCTCGGGCGCATCCGCATCTCAGCAGTGGTTTACCGATCGCGGATCGGGATCGCCGACGCGGAGAACGATCATGCACGGCTCGCACCGCTTCAGGATGGGATCGTGGACGCCGGCGTCATCCCGAAGGACACGTATCGCTTCTGTGAGCGCGGCGATGTTCGGGAAGAACGGGCCGGCGCCGATGGCCCTGGCGTGCTGCTGATCGTAGAGGCGTTGAGCCCGCCCACCGCAGCGCGGGCCACGGACGGGGCGGGGGAGGAAAGTTGATGCGGTGTTTCTTCTGTGTGATGCGTGAGGAGCCCGTGTCGGAGGGTAAGTACGCTCTTGACCCCGCCGACTTGTGTCCGAGGCATCTGGAGATGTCGGGTATCCCTGCCTATGAGCGGTCGCATCCTGACGGAGTCTGCACTGAGACGTGTGGATGCATGACGCTGGATGCTCTGATTGCCGTCAAACTCAGGCGCCTGGTCCTGCTCACTCACGCCGATGGCGCCTGAGTTTGACGAGCCGCTTGGTGAGCCAGCAACGCATGAGATGCTCGCTGCCTCGTTCCGCGCACGAAGGCAGTTCAACGTGACGCTCTACGACACCATGGCCCCGGTCATCGTGCAGCGTCGGGACAACTGGTCACGGGAGACGGTCCGCTCGCTTCGGCGGAAGGTCAGGAACCTCAAGGCCGAGTTGTCGAGACAGGCGATGGGGACCCCTTACGGGCAGGGGCGTCTCGGGAAATGGCGCCAACAGGCCGTCGTCGCCCTGGCTCGTGTGACCCGCCTGGAGGCCGCGACGATACGTCAGGCCGAAGAGTTGGCGTGGTACCGGCATCGATTGGAGACGATTGCCGATCTTGCAAGCATGCATCTTGAGCAGCCGGACCGGTGGGGAGGCCTCACACACGGGTTGCTGGGGATACGTGATATGGCCCGACACACCCTGGAGCAGCCGCTGTTTCCGCTGAAGAAACTGCCGGCCACGGTGATCGAGCACGCCGCCCAGGGCCCAGGGGAGGGGTGAGATGGCTGAGATGGTTGCCTGCCGATTCTGTGACGGGAAGGGGCAAGTGTCGGCCGACGCCTGTGAAGAGATTGTGAACGGTCGCCCCTGTCGCAATCGGATCGTCAACGATCCGTCGTACTTCGAGCTGTTCCCTGAGCGAAGGCACTTACGCTCGTTCTGCGGCATGCATCGGAATGCTCGGGCGAGGGCGGAATTCCCATTGCAAGAGTCACAGTCATGACCGGCGCCCCACGCCCGCTCTCCGACGAGCCATACATGGAGCACAAAGAGTCGCAGGAGATGCCTGGCTGGTGTGGCTGTTGCTTCACCCGCTGGCCGTGTTCGTTCGCAGAGATGGCTGAGGAAGTGGACCGCCTATCAGCCGCGCTGGAGGCGGTGACTGGGGAGCGGGACCAGTGGAAGGCGGCCTACTTTGCCGAGACTGAGGGCGTGCTGATCGACCCCGTTGCCACGCTCGTGAAGGAAGGCGTCAGGCTCAAGCAGGAGCTCGCCGGGGCGCGGGAGGCGCTGGAGACGTTCGCCGATCTTGCCCAACTCGTGTTCGACCGCATCACAAACGGCGTGACCAACAACGAGCGATACCTGATGAAGGACGCGGCTAGGATCGCGATGGACCAGTACCGGGCACTGGCGCCGGCAGCCGATGCGCCGGGGGCGGGGGATGGGAGGTGAGTCAGAACACGATGCGCGTCTGCCAGTCGTGCCGAGCCCCGGTCGTGGCCATCGACCACGGCCGTCCGTACCCGCTGGCCGGCGTCGTCGTGCTCTGCTTCGAGCCGATGAAGGTACAGTGCCACTGCGGCGCAGTGAGCGAGTGGAAGCAGGAGGTGGTCGGTGGCAGACGAGGATGACCATGATGAGCTTACGGATGAAGAGGCCTTGGAGTTGACGGTGGAGCACATCGAGGAGCGTCGCGACCAGCTTGCACGGTCGCTCGCTGAGCGGCTCGGACTCGATCTGCGGCGCGATGGTGACAGGTCGTCCTGACTCTGGTACACTGACGCCAAGCGAATAGCGCTGCCTGGGGTACCGGGCGCGCAGTGTGACCGATGGGATAGCCGTCGTGGCCCGAAAGGGGCTGCGGCGGCTTTTCTGCGTTTCTGGAGGTCTCACCGTGGCGATGTGCAAGAAGTGCGGCAAGAACCACTCTGGCAAGTGCGGGAAGTAGCGCCGATCTTGATTCGGCCGGAATTCAAGTAGGGATTCAAGTTGGCGGCGAACGGACATGGCGGGGCGCGCGGTGGGGCTGGGCGGAAGCCCGGTGAGTTGAAGTCGCTGCTCGACACGCCGATCCGCGAGGCTGAGAAGCGGATCGTTGATCGCCTCCCTCACCTACTGGCGAACCTGTTCGTCCTGGCCGATGGCGTGATGGTCGAGGGCGACATCCCTGGCGAGGACGGAGAGCCCTCCGTGTACAGAAAGCCCCCCGACCGCCAGGCAAACGAGTACCTCATCAACCGCGTGATGGGTAAGCCGACCGAGAAGACCGAGGCCGATGTGCAGGTGTCTGGCGGCGTGACGATCTACCTCCCTGATCGGAAGGTCGGTTGATGGCTGTCGCATCGGCGCCGCCACGCCTCGTCTATCGCCCCCAATCGAAGCAGGAGCCGTGGCACGCTTGCCCTGCTTTCGAGTCCGGCTTCGGCGGCACCAAAGGCCCTGGTAAGACGCTGGCGATGCTGATGGAAGCCACGCGCGGCGTTGGGCACTCGCGCTACCGGGCGATCATCTTCCGCCGCACGTACAAGCGCCTCCAGGAAGTCATGGACCGGGCCTGGGAGTGGTTCCCGCCGCTGGGAGCCAAGTGGAACGGCGACCACGCCCGATGGACGTTCCCGTCCGGTGCGATGATCTCGATGCGCCACTGCGAGAACGAAGAGGACAAGCGGATCTACCACGGCCATGAGTATCACTTCATGGCGTTCGATCAGCTCGAAGAGTTCTCCGAGACGCAGTACACGTTCCTGATGGCGCAGTGTCGGTCGTCGGTGCCCGAGATCAAACCATACCTGCGTACCACGTTCAACCCAGGCGGCATCGGCCACGCCTGGGTCAAAGAGCGGTTCCTGTCGCGCGGTACCCGAGACTGCGCGCCGTGGACACCACGGAACGAGCAGGGCGACCCGCTGCCGACGCGCTGCTTCCACTTCTCGAACATCTACGACAACCAGATTCTGCTTGACGCCGACCCGCAGTACATGATGGTGCTCAACAGCTTACCGGAGCAGGATCGGCGAGCACTGCGTGACGGTGACTGGGACGTGTTCGCCGGCCAGGTGCTCACCGAGTGGCGCCGCGAGAAGCACGTCATTGATCCGATCCCGCTTGACAAGGACTGGCAGCGGGTACGGATGACGGACTACGGCTCTGCTCGGCCGTTCGTCACGCTATGGGCCGCGCTCGACAAGAGCGTGCCCCGGGTCTACATCTACCGCGAGATCAGCCAGCCCGGCCTGCTTGCCTCGCAGCAAGCGCAGGCTGTGGTCAGTCTGACGGGCGAGGACGAGAAGATCAGGCTGCATGTTGCGGACCCTGCTATGTGGATCAAGTCGCCTGACTCTGGCAAGTCGATCGCGCAGATCTACTTCGAGAACGGCGTCACGCTCACGCACGCCAACAACGATCGCCTGAACGGGCTGGCCCGAGTTCGTGAGTACCTGAAAGATGCGCCGGACGGTCGTCCGCATCTCCAGGTGTTCTCGTCGTGCATCCAGCTCATCAAGAACCTGCCATCCCTGGTCTACGACGCTCACAAGGTTGAGGACGTCGATACGGATGGCCCGGATGACGAGTACGACGCGCTCCGCTACGGCCTGATGGCGATGGAGTCGATCCCAGACTTCTCGGCGCTCGCCACATCTATGCCCCTCGGCTTTAGCACTGGTGCGACGAACGGCCGGCCGACGCAGCCGACACCCGTGCCCGACTTCACCGGCCTGAACGGTAAGAGCGATAAGGATGCCCGGCTCGCTGCGCTGTTCGGCGAGTGGCAGTCGACGGGGGTGCGGTGATGTACGACCAGATCCACCGCCTGCTGGCTGAGGTGCGTCCTATCGCGGCGCGGACCCGCACATCGGTGAATACGTGGTTTGAACACTATGACCGGCAATCTGGGGTGGTGAGCCTTCGTTTACAGGCGCGCTTCCACTGCGAGAGCGGGCGCCGGGAGTATGCAACTGACCCGCGCTGTCGGCGAGTTCCTGGTCGTCTCGACGATGCTCCGGATCGAATACTAGTGGCGTTGCAAGCGCACGAACAGGCTCACGAAGCCTGGGCAGTATCCGCCTCGGGGTTCGTCTGCCTACTGTGTGATCGCCCCGATATCCACATGCATGCGGTGCCCGTAGGACAGAGGCCGTCGTGGTGATGCCGACGCCCGAAGAGATTAGGAAGCGACTCGCGCTGGCCGAGAGCGACGCCTGGGCCGGGGACACCTCCTGGATCGCGGAGTTGTTCGGCGTCCTCAATGCCGTACTCCCGGACCTTGTCGCGCCGCCACCTACGGGACTTCCGCCGACCGATTGGGCGAGGTGGACCTGTGACCGATGCGGCACCAGCGCCATGTTCTCGAAGAAGGGCGCCACTCCAGCGCAGCAACTGGCCGAGGATGCGCTGGTCTCTCATCTTGCCCAGCACGGGGTCAGGTAGATGCGACCACCGCCGAAGATGACGATCCCCCACGCGGGCGAGATGACGTATGTCGTATTCCCGCGCTTCGCTCGTGAGATGAACGAGGTTACTACGTGGATAGCTGAAACTGTCGCGATGGCTCAGGACGCCGAGTTGATGAAGCCCGAGACGTGGGACTTCGAGAACGCCGAGCGGCATGCGCCGGCGCAGCGGGACAACCCGATGGGACTGTGCGGCCAACTGTGGGGGCCAAAAGCCTGCCCCGACTGCACCCCTGAACAACCTTGCCAAAGAGTCAGGCGGTTGACGGGTGCGTAGGCGCGACGTGGTGAACTACTGGGCGTGGTTCTTCAACTACCGCGCTGACGCCGAGCGACTGCGGCAGGTGTGGCGATCGGGACTGGTGACCTGGGACCAGTTCCTGGAGATCATGAGCGACTGATGGCTGGCATGAATCGACGCAGCTTCCTGAAGGTGTTGGGCGGCACGGGCCTGTCGATCGTGGCCGCGCCGCTGTTCATCCCGTCCGAGCGGCTGGACTTCGGCGTGCCGCGCGGCCCCATCGCGCTGCCCACCGAGGAGGAAGTCGCCGAGATCCTGGCAGTCTCTGAACAGCCCCTCACCATTGGGACGTGGTCGTACACGGCGTTCGCGGTCGATACGGCATCGGCGGCCGACTTCATCCCCGAGATCTGGTCGAAGTACGCCAAGGGGATGGCCGGGCAGGATCTCGTTTTCTCGAAGCTGATGGCCAAGTCGAACATCCGAGATCTGATCTGGCACGGCGCATCGGTTCGGTTACCTGCGGTGTCGCGGAAGGCCCTCGCCTGATGGCCGAGTACGGGCAGGGCATGGTCAGGCCGGGCGCGTGGTCATTGGGCGGCACGCTGGTGCGCTCTTCGGAAGTACCGGCGCTGGTGGCAACGCCGGCATCTCCGAAGATCACTGATCCGTGTGATGAGCGGTATATCCCAGAAATCTGGTCGCGCCGCGCCATCGAGGCGCGAGAGCAACAGTTGCAGTGGCAACGTCTGACGGCCGCGACTGGAACGTACGCGCCGGTGGCCGTGCTGTACAGCACGAGTGGGTCGCCGCTCACCCCATCGTGGGGAGTGAGTACTCAGGGTGCGTCGTGTGTCTCTTGGGGGACCAGCACGCACGCCGGGATGTGGGTTGCTCCGCTCCGCCAGACCGCTCCATTCTGCCAACTCTGTACCCGAGAAGGCGTCCATATCCACTCTGTGCCGAATACTGGCCGTCCGGGGAAGTGGTGATGGCTGAGTACACCAACCGCCACAACATCGTGGGCGAAGCGATCCCCGAGCTGTTCACGAAGCACAACGGCCGGTACACGGGCTCGCACGGTCGGATCTCCGATGCCCGCTCGCTCCTGATCGGCGAGATGAAGGCGCCTTTGCCGGACGTGCTGGCCAAGCGCGAGGACTGCGAGGCGTTCCGCGTCGACACTGCCCAGAAGTACACCAGCGTGATGCAGCTCCTGAACAAACTGGCCGGCACGGAAACCAAGGACGAGCCAGAGTTGAAGCGGCCGAAGCTCGGTACGTCCGACCTCCACGAGCGCAACTCGTCGCGCATCGAGCGGTTCAGCAACCCGTCCGTCTCGCGCTCGCTCTCGCATCGCGACCTGACCGAATTGGCACTGGTCGAGGCCGAAGGCTGCGCCATCGAGGTGCCTGAGGTGGCGCGCTTTGCGCGGGTGCCGGGCCACTACTACGAGGACGACAAGGCCGAGCGGATCAAGCCGGAGTTCCGTCGCAACGCGCAGGGCCACGAGTACCAGGACGCGCTCGACACGGCGAAGGACGAGCAGGGCGACGACTTCGATGAAGAGAAGTTTGACGCGGACTTCGGCACCGACGAGAAGCAGAGTCGTCGAGCGTACGACCGCCACGTCAAGGCGCTCCGAGCCCGCAACTTCCCCTCTGACACGCAACTGCTGTCTCGTCTCCAGTACGTCCCGATCAACCCGCTCATCAAGGGCCCCGACGTCACGGTCGACGGGATCATTTCGCGGACGCGCATGGCTCCCTCTGACGCGATGCGCCGCAACTACATCATCGACGGCCTACACGATCATCTGGAGCCGAAGGACACGACCGAAGGCGACATGGAGACCGGCGACCTCTGGCTGTACCAGGCGTGGCTGACCGACCAGGACGCGGACGGCAACCTGTACCCCTACGTGGCCTATTCACTCGCGGGCAAGCACACCCGCGTCGAGCGGCCGGGCTTCGAGGACGCGGCTGTCATCGACCTGTACAAGCAGTGCGGCCTCCGCACGCTGCCCGTCGTGCCGTTCTACGGCTGGCGCTGGTTCAGCACCGACCCGGATAAGCGGGCGATGCCGTACACGTTCCCGTTTGGGCGATCATGGCTTGCGGGCGACGCGTTCCTGACGGGCAAGGCGTACGCCGGCTGGTCCGAGGGCATGCTCGCCTGGTTCATGCAGATGCCAGACTCCGTTCGCGACACCGCCATGCAGCAGGCGTGGATGGAGTTCGTCAAGCAGAACCCGCTCACCATCGAGCCCTTCAAGATCACCCCAGTCTGGGGGACGATGATCCCGGCCCAACACCCAGGATCTGGCCGCGACGTCAACGAGATGATCGGGGCGCTCAACGGGTCGAACAGCCAGGATCTGGTCTCGCCGCTGGCCCGTGGTGGCGGTGACGCGGGCTCGGCGATCGAGCGCAGCGTGGTCTCGGCCGATACGCTGGCTGGGGTGTCCGACATCCGTCGATCGGTGCTCAACGTCTGGCGCCGGGTGGGGGAACTGAAGCTTGAGGTCTGCTGCGGGGTCTCCAGGAAGACCGGCAAGAACGTGGTGGTGCTCGGCAATCCCGAGACGCCATCGGACGGCGGCAGCGTCACCCGCGCGCTGATCGAATTGGACCCGCGTTGGCTCGGCCCCGAGGGCGAGGAGTCGTTCGACCTCGAAGCCTCCTATCCTCAGAATCTCGGCGACGACCTGGCTGCCAAGGCGCAGTTGTTCGGGTTCTGGGAGAAGGACGCCATCACGGACGAGGACTGGTGCCAGGCGATTGGGGTCAAAGACCCTGACCGCTACATGGCGCAATTGCTTTACCAGCGGTGGAAGAAGACGCCGCCTGCGCTCCAGATCATCATGAAGGACGCCGCCGAATACCTCGGGGACAAGGAATTGGTCGCGCTGTTCGGGGCGCAGCAGTCCGGCGCGGCCGGTCAGCAGGGCGAGCCGATCGGCATGACGGCCGGGCTGAATCCGCCGATGGGCGGGAGCTCGGACCCCGGCGCCCAGGCGGCCACGGGGATGCAGAACCCGGCCAACTCGCAGTACGCGGCCATCGCGGCGGCCGGGCGTCAGGCGTCAGTCGGCGGGTTGCAGCAGCCAGTGCAGGGAGCGCCGGTCTGATGCCTGACGCAGCCGCTCCGCGCGACATCATGGCCGAGACGATGGTCCAGGGTCGGAAGAGTCTGGTTCCGCACCTTGCCGAGATGCTGAAGCGTGACGCTATTGCTGAGGTGCCGCCTGACGAGGAGCGGCGACGATTCTGGGAGCGGGCTAAGACGCCAGCGCAAGAGGCCCAGATGTGGCAGCAGGAGATGCAGCAGCGCGGGCTTACGGAGCTCACGCCCGAGTTGGCGCTGGACATCGGCTTGAAGATCAGCCAGCAGGTCTATCCCGATCGCTGGGATATGTCCACGGGCGAGGGGCGCACCACGCAGGCGGACATTGCGAACTGGGCCATGAAGCACACCCGTGCTGGACCACCGAAAGCGATGCAGAAGGGGGAGCAGGATGTCACGCAAGCGGCGCGGGGCGAGCAGAGCTATCAAGGTGGCACGTCCGCCCCAGAACAAGACGGACAGCCCGTGGTATCGCAAGGCATGGGGCAGCCGGCCGGACTCCAAGCGCCGGCGGCAGGCTGAGGCGGCGTGATGATCGCGTGGCCGATGTGCCCGAGTTGTCGCATGCTGCACCCGATCAAGATGGCCGGCGCTGAGCAGCAGTGGGGCATCCGGTGCATGTGCGGGTACGGCTTCGCGGTGACGCTGCGCGTGAACAGGAGAGGGGTGGTCGGCCGTGATTGATCCGGGCTACTGGGCGAACATGCGCCCCTTCACCACCGATCCTAGCGTCGGCGTGCCGCCGGCTTATGACACGCGCGGATCGCAGGGTGCCACGGGCGTGCCCGATCAAAGCGCGGCTGCCCAGCAGAACCCGTACGACTGGACGCAGGCGTTCGTCGAGCAAGAGCGCCAGCGCCGCGCCGAGTCTGACAAGCAGTACCAGATCCAGCTTCAACAGCTTGAGCAGTCACGCCAGCGCGACCTCGTGACCAAGGGCACGGCCGAGGCGAACGCCGCGTACAACCGTGGGATGCTCCAGCTTTCCCAGGCCAAACTCGCGGAGGACAAGCGGCAATTCGACACGACCACCCAGCAGGCGATGCAGCAGTTCACCCTCAAGCAGCAGGAGCTTGCTCGGCAGTTCGACACGACTACGGCTGAGGGAAAGAGGCAATTTGATCTCGCATCGGCGGAAAGCAAACGTCAATTTGATGCGACGTTCGGACAGCGCGCGACGCAGTTCACGCAAGATCTGGACTTCAAGAAGTCCCAACTGACCGAGGGCGCCAGGCAGTACGACCTCTCCAGAGGGGACCAGCTCGCCCAGTTCGCCGATTCGATGGGATTGGACAGGGCCAAGCTTGCGGAGACGGCCAGGCAGTACGACCTTACCCGCGTCGATCAGCGCGAGCAGTTCCTGGCCAACCTTGCCGAGCAGCACGACCAGTTCCAGACGACCGCGACCGGCTACACGCCCACGGGGCAGGCGACGCTGGAGCGCGAGAAGTTCGGCAACCAGGCGCTCTTGGATTGGACCACGAAGGCGATCGACCTGGCAAGTAACCCGGCCGACTGGATCAAGTACAAGCAGATGACCTCCGGGGTCGCTGGAAACCTGGCCAACATCCCCGGCCTCGCCTGGACGCAGGGTGGCCAGCAGGGTAACACGGCGTTCAACGGCACCCCCCAGGCGAACAGCCTCGGGAACGTGCTCGGGCAGATGGGCATCCAGCAGCCCGGCCAGGGCGAGGTGCGTCCAGGTGCATCGCCACCCCCCGGCGGACCGCAACCAGGAGCGCTCAGTCCGGCCGAGCAGTCTCGGTTCAACGAGATAACCTCGCGTCGGGCTGCACTCGCGGCAGCCCATGAGGGCGACGTGTCCCCCGAAGACCTGGCAGAGCTTCAGCGATACCAGGCTCGCGGCGCCGCACAGACGGTGATTCCGCTCTCCCCGCAGGAGCAGGCGCGTGCCCAGCAGATCATGGAGCGGCAGGCCCAGCAGCGTGCCGCAGGCGAGGCAGTGGACCCGAGCGACGCAGCCGAGCTCGCGCGGTACCAGGCACGGGGCAGCCAGCCGTCTGCGCCAGCCGGCGACGGGAGCGGCGGCTACTACCTGCGCAGCGGCGCCGGCGGGGCGCCGGCGGGTGGGGTTGCAGACGCACAGCCAACACCCTCGCGGCCCGGCTACGTGGACAGCGCCGCGCTCTCCCCGATGCAGAACCCGAGCGCGATGGCCCCGGCTGCCGCACCACAGACCCAGCAGCCTGTGACCAACTGGGCGCTGGCCGCTGCCAACATGATTCCGACTGGCGACGCCTTGCGGAGCAGCCTGAGCGCGCCAGAGCAGCAGATCTACGACACGGCCAACGAGTTTGCCAAGAACCCGCAAGGCGCGGCGAGCGGCTGGTACGAGCAGCAAGACCCGATGACCAAGGAGTTGATGCGGGGAGCGGCACAGGCTCAAGGCCACGACTGGACGACCGTCATGTCTAGGTACAACCGGAGTCGCTGGGGCGGTGGCGGATCGGCGATGGCAGCATGATGACAATAACGGTTCGATCAGGTCCGATGGTCACGACTCCCACAAGCACGCTGATTGGCCCACAGTGGACGAGCAGTATCCCCGGTGCGCAGATCTTGGACCCTGAGACGGGCCGATCCTGGCGTGTGCACGCCCGCTGGCCGAAGTGCCGATTCAACTCGCCGGAGGCTGCCGCCGCTCGGATCGCGCGGACGTCTGACCCGAAGGTGATGGCCGCGATCAAGGCGCAAGCCGTCGTCCCGTCCATCTGCAACTGCGAGTGGTGCGTGACGGCGCAGGGTGCGACCTGGGGCAGCGACGAGTATCAGGCGTGGATCAGGGCGCACCAGGAGGCGCGCGAGACGTGGCCGGCAGCGTACTGGGAGCGGCTGTACCCGTGTCTGGCATTCGTGGGCCCAGTGAAGGCCGAAGCGGAGGCGTTCTCAGCATGACGATTCTGATGTGGTGTTTAGTCGCTTCAGTGATTGGCGTCGTGGTCATGTTTGGTAGCGTCTTCGGCCTCACCGTGCTCTTACTGCCAGTCGCTGACGCCGTGCAGTTCGCCACATGGTCCGCTATTGGTATGGCAATCGCCTCGCCGTTTTGTTGCCTATTCGGGTGGTTAGGTGCTCAGGGGGCAGCATGAAGCACGCACTGGTAACAGGCGCATCCTCCGGCATCGGCAAGGCCGTCGCCGAGGCGTTGCTACAGGACAGCTGGTCAGTGCTCGGCACGTCTCGGCGGAAGCCCGCCATCGAGCACGAGCGGTTCTCCTGGATCGGGACGGACCTCGTCTCGAAGTACCAGGCCGGGCGAATCGGCAACGCGTACAAGTTCGGCCACCCGCTCGACGCGTTGGTGCACTGCGCCGCGACGTACGGCCCGGAAGGCTGGGTCGGCGATGTGGACGCCGAGGACTGGGTCCGCACCATCACGGTCAACCTGGAGGCGACGTTCCACGTCGTACAGTCGGTGCTACCGTATCTCCTGAAGTCCGAAGACGGCCGTATCCTGCTGTTCTCCGGTGGTGGGGCATTCGGTCCGTACGCTGGCCGCTCGGCCTACGCAGCCTCGAAGGCCGGCGTGGTGAGCCTGATGGAGACGATGGCCGAGGAACAGGCGCGTGTCAGTGTCAACTGCGTGGCGCCTGGGTACGTGCCGACGCCGATGACTGGCCACTTGGATGCTCCGAGCCCCGAGAAGGATCGCGCGGTAGCGTGCGTGCTGCGCCTGCTGAGCTCCGAGACGAAGGGCCTGACGGGCAAGACGATCAGCGCCGAGCACGACGACTGGTCAAGAATCAACCAGGAGAACGTCGAGAGCCTGAACGACAGCCTGCTGGGCCAGCGGCATCGGTACAAGCTCATCATCCCGGCGCCCCCGCTGGTTCCACCAGAGTGGCAGGCGCGTACGGGGATGCTGGTGTGAAGGAGCCCGAGCGCAATGTGGCCTGGGATGAGGACTTCTGGGTTGACGATCGCATGAGCGGCTCGGCGCATGGCGTGAATGAGCGTGAGCCCGACGCCGCGCCGTTCATCCTGGTGCCCGATGGCGCCGGCGACTATCGCGAACATCAGGTGCTGCCGCGACCGAAGGGACGCCTGGGGTTCTGACATGCCGCTCTATCTGCCGCGCCGCACGCTCAACCAGAACGATGCCGCTGCCGCCGGGGCGCGCACGGTGTCGCTGGTCGACGACGTGACGCAGCGGTACGCGCAGGCCATCAACCCGACGCCAGATCCCCAGCCTGAGCCCGAACAGCCGTCCTGGCAGCTTCCGAGCCTCGAAAGTCTGGGCGTCACGGGTGCACCGTCGTCCGTCATGTCGGCGCTCGGCAGCGTTCCTCAGCGCGCCCGTCAGGCCGTGGCCGACACCGCGCCATCGTGGGCGCTCCCGAGCCTGGAGAGCCTGGGGGTTAGTGCTCCGAAGCAGCCCGTTGGCCCAACACCAACACCCGTTGGTGAAAACGCCAACGCCAACGCCAACGGATTGCCAACGCCCTCGGCTGCGCTAACCCCTTCCTCTTATGCCCCGTCAAGCGGCACAGGCAGCCCCGATGTCGAGCGCTGGTCGTCCATCGTCGCTGAGGCGGCGCGCGCCGAGAACGTCCCCGAGTGGGCGATCAAGGGGCTGATGGAGATCGAGTCGGGCGGCGATCCCGAGGCCGTGTCGTCGGCCGGTGCGCAGTCGCTGATGCAGGTGATGCCGTTCCACTTCAAGCCCGGCGAGAACCCGAAAGACCCGCGTACCAACATCTTCCGGGGGGCCAAGGTCTACGGCGACGCCCTGCGGCGGTACGGCGACCCCGATAAGGCAGCAGCAGCGTACTTTGGGGCGATCGACGGCCAGGGCAATGTCACCAGCGCCACTGACGGCTCATCGGTGGACGGTCACGAGTACGTCCGACTCTTCCGTCAGGCCGCCTCGAAGTACGGCGGCGCATCTCCGAACGCCGGCGCTGGGGCCGCGAACCCTGCGCCGGCTGCCCCACCTGCGCCCCCGGCTGCTGGTACTCCCCCGGCAGCCGGGGGCTCCTCTGGCCTGTACACCGTCCGTGACCAGTGGGGTAACACGTTCACGATGACCCCGGAGGCGTTCAGGAAGCGGCCGGGCGGCGCGGCTGATCTGACCGTGCTCTCGACGCCGCAGGAGAGCGCCCAGGGCGACTCGCTACGCATGGCGCTCGGTGACGCCCATCCGATGCCGGAGGATGCCAGCGACTCCGAGCGCTACGTCCAGCGGCTCTCTGACCCAAACGAGCCTGTTCCCCCGCCACTGCGCAACGATGTGCCCTATGACCCGGCCAACGGGGAGACCGGGCCACCCCCGGGCTCGTCCGCGTGGTACATGGGGGATATGCAGCGCCAGCCGCTCGCCGCGACGATGGGGCCGGACACGGCGACCGGCGCGGAGTACGATCCGAGGGACGCTGATAGCGGACGGTGGGAAGCCGTACCGTCTGATGTACCGCCGGCCGGTACGCCGGTGACCCCTCAGGCGTACCCCCAGAGGTCCGTAAGTGTACCGCCGGATGTACCGTCCACCTACGGCGACGCCCGCGACGAGCCCCAGGTTCCATACACGCCACCGAGTACGTCAAATGACGTACGCCCGACATACGGGCCTCCGCTCGAGCAGGCCGGGCCGGAGCAGCCAGCACAACCCAAGAGCCCGTTCAAGCCGCTCTACGACGCTGGCGGCGCCATTGTCGGGTATGTCCAGGGCGCCGTGCAGGATATCGGCAACACCGTCGCCACCGAGGGTATCGCAACCCCGATCGGCCGGGGCATCGCCAACGCCGTGACGCGCCCACTACTCGGCAAGCCGCCACTGCCGGACTCGGGCCAGCCTGAGACCACCATCGACCGCGCTATTGTGGAGACCGGGCGCTCGCTCGGCCGGAACATTGGCGCCGCACAGTCAGGAGTTGCCGAGGGCAACTACGGCGAGGCGGCGATGGGTGCGCTCGGGGTCGTCGGCGACCTGGCGCCGTCCACCACGCTAGCCCGGCAGTTGAACGAGATGGTGCCGAAAGGCAACTTCCCCATTGTGGGCGAGGTCGGGTTGGGCGACGCCATCATGACAGCCGCGCTCGTTCGCGACGCCGCGCGGCTGGGCTATGGCGCGATCAAGGTTGGCGGACGACTGGGCGGGCCTATTCTTCAGGCGATCAAGGATGGTGTGCCGGCCGAGCGCTTCGGGCAGTGGATGGCCCGCAACGCCGAGAACGTGGCTGCTGCTGACGCCAGGATGGCTGCTGAAGGCTCGACGGTGGCTCCTGGGGTACTCGGGCAGATCCCGGAGGAGTTCGGACGCCCGTACCCGCCCATCAAGGGACGGATAGGCGATTTCGAGCAGGGCGCCCTCGGTGAGGCGTCTGCTGAGATGATCCGCGACTCCAGGATGCCGCGCGAGGCTGTGCATCCCGATCTGCGAGCGGCCGGCATCGGCCCTGAGATCACGCCACAGGTGGACACCAGTAGCCGACTCAATGCCGGGTTCGGGGTGGTGCCGGATGAGGCGCCGAGAACACCGCGTGATATCTGGGAAAGCCGGCTCACTGAGGATCTGGGCGTGCGCCCGCGCGAGGAGCCGATCACTGAGCCATATACGGACTCCACAGGTCGGCAGGTAACGAGAGCGCGGGCGGCTGAGTGGCGCGTGACGGAAGGCCCGAATGGCCCCGAGATGGCGCAGTACCGTCCGAATTTCTTCGGGAACGCTGAGGAGATCCCGGGCACTCGCCAACCGCTCGATGCTGTCTATCGAGTGATTTCTCGCGAGGACTACGAGGGCTCACTCCGTCGCGGCTTCCTTCAGTCGGACGGACGCCTGAACCTCGACGCCCGTGAGGGCACTGTCGCGAGTACATTTGAGCCGTCGCCGTTCTACAATCCGAAGAACGGCGAGGCTGTGGCTGTCCGAATCCGCGTGGACCCGCAAGACGGTTGGCGCCTTGACCACGACGGGTACATCAAGACCCCGAAGCCGATTCCAGTGGATCGCATCGAGAGGACACTAGCCTACACAACCAACGAGATGGGGAATGCTGTTCGCTACGCGCCGGGTTCTCAAACCGCGTCGGTGACAGCCGGCACCCTCCCCCCATCCGCCGCTCCCGACCGCCTGTCTGCCGTGAACCGCGTGCTCGGGCAGGGGGTGGCGTCGTCCGTCTCGGGCGGGGTCGGCGCGGCCGTCAACCAGGAGATGAACCCAGACGACCCGTACGCGGGCGTCAAGGGCTTTGCGGTGGGGGCCGTCGCGCCGTACGCCATCACGAAGGGCATGCGGGCGATTGCAGCGAGACAGGGGGGCACGGCCGGCGCGGATAGTGGCCTGCTGGCGATGTTTGGGCAGGCGCCGGGTGCCGGTGGCTTCAACCCGAACGCCGTGCAGCGCGCCGTCCAGCGAGCGCAGCGGCAGGCGTCGCCCGGACTTTCTCCGCTCCAATGGGTGCGCAAGCTCTTTGCCGAATCCGGGTACTCGTCGATGATTGGCCCGGCGACGTTTACCGTGAACCTGACGGGCAACGTGGCGGAACCGCTCTACGCCATCCCGAAGGAGACCACACGCGGCGTTGCCAGGGCGATCAGCACCGGGAACGCCTCGGCGCTGCGGGAGCCGGGCGAGATGGCTGCTGGTGCATTCCACGGGCTCTCTCAGGTCGGCTCGGCGATGGTGGATGCGCTGACCGCGAGTGGCAAGTACGCGCCGACGCCGGGGCATGAGCCGCTCTCGGCCCAGACGCAGAATCCGATCGGCAAGGCCATCACAACAGGACTGGAGGCCGGCGGGCGCGTCTTCTCGGCGCTGCCTGACGCCGTCTTCGGGACCATCGCCCAGGGAGCCGGCGAGGCCAGGGCAGCCGCGCAGCAGGCGACGGACGCCGGGCTGAAGGGCACGGCCTGGAAGCAACACGTCAACGACTTGCTGACCGACGCTGCGAACGTTCGTGCGGGTCAGTTGCCGACGCTCTCGGGCACGCAAACGGTCATTGATGAGGGCGCGGCCTACGCCAAGCGCCAGACGTTTCAGGACGATCTCGGCACCATCGGCAAGAAGGCGCGGAATTTCGCGACGGTCGGGAACATGCCCGTGGTCGGGAACCTCGTGACGCCGTTCTTCAACACCCCCTGGAACATGAACACCCGATTGGCCGAGCGCTCGCCGATCGGCTTCGCGATGAATAGCCAGGGCTCGAAGTTCGACAAGATGTACGATGCCACGCTGGGGTCGGCACTCATGATCGGGTTGGCGGCCGGGCCGGTCGCAAGCGGCGTCATCACGGGAGGTGGCCCCGACGACCCGCAGAAGAAAGCGGAGATGCGCTCGCAGGGCTGGCGTCCGTACTCGACGCTGATCGATGGGGTGTACGTCCCGAACCGCGTGATGGGCATCTACGCGCCACTGCTGAACGCGGCGGCTGACGTTCACGACTCGATCGCCTACAGCAAGGACAAGAGCCCGACCAGCATTGCCAGTAACTACGCCGGGCGCCTCGGCCAGCAGCTCCAGCAGCAGCCGTACCTCCAGGGCATCTCCAGCATCATGCAGACAATCCAGGCCGGGTATGGCGGCGGCCTGGGATCGGCCGCTGAGCGGTACGCATCCTCAACGATCACCCGCATGGTTCCGTACGCCGCGACTGCTCGGACCATCGGCACGGCCCTGGACCCGAACGAGCGGACGGTCGACTCGGGGAAGAACACGCCAGCCTCGACGACTATCAGCCAGCAGGTCCAGAGCGGCATCGGGGCACGCGGCGGGCTGCCGATCGCGCAGGACGTGCTCGGGCGGCCCCAGGAGAACCAACAACAGGGCGTCAAGGCCGTGTTCGCGCGGACGTCGGCAGAGAAGCCCGACCCGACCGTCAAGGCGTTCCTTGACGCTGGCGTGGACATCGGGTTTCCGAAGACGAAGCTGACCGTCGACACCATCCCGATGGATCTGACACCAGACGAGACGCGACGCTGGAATACCTATCGCGGCGAGATCCTCCAGCGCTTCAGCGGTAACCTGACCAGCCGCACCTTCTGGTCGAATCCCGAAGCTCGGAAGGTGGCAATGGAGGATCTGCTGCGCCAGGCCAACGATGCGGCCGACCAGCGGCTCATGCAGTCGATCGGCGCGGGGGATATCCGCCGCCGTGTCCTTGAAGCACGCCAGCAGCAGCGTGAGACGCTGAGATCGGGGGCACCGTGAACCAGCAGGATGTCGAGAAGTGGATCGCCCAGCAGGGTGGGGACAAGCGGGTCCAGTACAGCCGGTCCACGCAGAAGGTCGCGAACCCAGCAAAGCAACTCACGCGAGCGGATGGCACGGACAACCCCGACTACGACCCGACCGCACCGGCCACCATCGAGATCAGCGAAGAGAAGTGGACGGCCGTTGACGGTGAGGGGAAGCCGACTGGCGCAGTGCTCAATGTGCGCCGGCGCCCTGACGGTGATTTCGACATCGTGAACCAGGGTGATGCCAACCCTGGCAGGCCAGCCGACGACACTCCCGAGAAGAAGAACGCCGCTGAGCTTCAGCGCCAGCGCGAGAAGAACGCCGCGCTACCGGCCAATCAAGACCCGGCCTACGAGACCGACGCCGAACGCCGAACGCGGGCAGACGCGCGGATCAAGCAGCAGGGCTCCGATGCGGAGGCCGCCAGGCAGCGGTCGCGCCAGGATGAAGCCGACACACGGGCTCGTGAGGATCAGGCCCGCCAGAATGCCCCGAAGCCCCAGCAGGCTCCTGACGGCTCGTGGGGGTACTTCGACACGACGAAGAACCCGCCGGTCTGGGCGCCGATTGCCAACGCGCCAGGAGCCGCCGCTCCGAAGCCCGTCCAGGTCAACGGTCAGTGGGGCGTGTGGCAGCCGAACGCGGCCGACCCGAAGCAGCCACCCTCATTCGTCACGATCGAAGTGCCGAAGCCCGGCGTCACGCTCAAGAACGTGGACCCGTTCGAGATCAACTTTGACGATCCAGGGTTGGATGTCGGTGTTGGCGCGTGGGCCGCTCGTCAGCGTCAGAAGATCGGGCTCCCTGCCGAGCAGGGCGGCATCACGCAGGACGACTACGACAACGCTGTCAAGGAAGCGCATGGGCGGGCTGGCACGGCCATCACGAACGTGGCGAACGCCAACACGGTCATTCGTCAGCGCCAGCAGGACGAGGCGGGGCTCCGCAACACCAGAAGCGAGGAGGCGGCATCAGACTTCACGTCGGCGCTCGGGGCGTTCTCGACGCTAACCAGCAAGGGCGGGTTCGACCCCGACTCGGGCAGCCTGAAGAACGTCATCCCTGGCTTGCTCTGGGAGATGAACAAGAACCGCGAGGAGCGAACGGCGAAGACCCCGCAACTCCCGGGCCTGCATCCCATGTTCCAGATCGCGAGCGCCCAGAGTGCAGCCACGGCCCAGCCACCGGCAGCCAAGGAGCAGGCTGCGGCTACCGGGCCGACCCCCGAGCCGTACCAGCCGCCGGGCGCGCCAGCGCCAGCACCCGCGCTCGGATTGGGCGCCGTGCCCGGCAGCATCGCGCCGAATGCAGCACCCCCGCCAGCACCGGCCGTGCCGGTTGCTGCTGCGCCCGCCCCCGCGATGGCGACACCTCCGGCCGGGCCGCCACCTAGTAATGCGCAGGCAGCAGCGAACGCGGGACCGGCCGGACAGGACGGCAGCGTCTGGCAGCCACCAGTGGCGCCAGGGACGGCACCGATGTGGCAACCCGCTGCGCCGCTGCCGCCGGCACCCAGTGGGGGTATTCTGCCGGGAGCTAACCCCATCCCGAGCGACTTGCCGACCGATGGCATGCTCCCGATCCAGGTGCCTACTGACCCAACCGTTACCGATCCGAACTACCAGCAGTCACAGTATCAGCCCTACAAGTACAACATCATCCCGGGCCAGAACCCGTACCCGCAGCAGGATCAGGGCGACATGCAAAAGGCCCCGCTCGGGCAGGGGCCACTGTCGTCGTTCGCGTCATCGGCGGTCGGCGGTGACCAGCCGTCGAGCCCACAACCCGGCCAGGGCGGCCCGATGGACTCATTGCTGGCCGGCGCTGCCGGCGGGGGCTTCGATCCTGTCGAGGCAGCAGCGCGGCTGGTCAGCATGGGGGCGCCGCGTGATGTGATCGCGCAGGCGCTCGCGGGCTCTGGGCTGCTTCAGCGCGGACGGAGGGTTGCTTGAGAGAGCTCTACCGCAAGATGCTCTGGAAGGGCTACGTGGATTCGATCTACCGAGAAGGATTCTGGCGGGGCTTTGGTATGACGGAGCAACTTGAGCGGGAGAGAAAGAGCCAGGAGCAGTATCTCACCAGTATGCGGAAGATGGATCACGAGGATCTACTGGAGCAGTGGGCGTGGTGAGTCGATCTCTCGACGCCATCCTGGATCGGGCGATGAAGCCGGCCCCGCAGTTCTGGGAGCAGCCCCAGAAACCGAAAGCGGCCGTCCTCAACTCCCAGCAGCAGGCAGCGGCCAAACTGATGGACCAGGCGGCCACACTGGTGCAGTTCCGGGCCTTCCCGATGGCAGCGAATGTGCTCCAGCAGGCCGTCAAGCTCTGGCCGACCAATCCGGAGATCCAGTTCCACTGCGGCAGCGTGATGCTGGAGGTCGGCCGCCCGGACCTGGCCGTCCAGAACTTCGACGTGGCCATCGGCCTGCGCCCCTCCTGGTCCGATGCCCACAACAACCGATCGGCCGCGCTCTCTCGGATGGGCCGCGTGGACGAAGCCATTGCCTCCGCCGAGCGGGCCGTCGAGACAGGTAAGAACTACGCCGCGATGGCCAACTTGTGCGCGGCCTACTCGGCGCAGGGCGACAATGAGAAGGCACTCTCCTACGGCGAGCAGGCGGTCAGGCAGTCGAACGGCACCAACGCGATGGCGCTCATCAACTACGGCGTGGCGCTCCGGGCCGACTGGCACCTGGAAGAGGCGGCCGGCTCGCAGCAGCGGGCCATCGAAGTGTCTCAAGGCCAGGATTACATGGCCTGGTCGAACCTCGGTGCGATCTACAACCTGATGGGCCGCAACCACGAGGCGATGGGCGTCACGCAGCGGGCCGTGGAGTTGGTGCCGACCAACGCCGCGCTCTACGGCAATATGGTCATGTTCCTGGACCTGCTGCCCGAAACGACGCTGCTGGAGGCGCTCTGCCGCCGGCGGCACTTCTCGTACGTGTTCGAGCAGCCGCTGAAGCGCCAGTGGCGGTCCCACGAGAACGACCGCAGTCTGACGCGGAAGCTCAAGGTCGGCTACGTCGGGGCCGACTTCCGCCAGCATTCGGCCGGTCACATCCACTGCCCGGTGATCCGGGCCCACGACCCCGAGCAGATCGAGGTCTACGTGTTCGCCGGTAACAGGTACGAGGACGAGATCTCGGCGAAGATTCGCGAAGCGCCCGCTCTCAAGGAGTGGGTGATGACGGCCAGCATGCCCGACGACGTGCTGGCCGCTGAGATCAGGGCCCGGCAGATCGACATCCTGGTGGACTGCGCATCCTACACCAGCGGCGGACGGCTGCTGACGTTCTGCCACAAGCCGGCCCCGATTCAGGTGCACGCCTGGGGCTACGCCACCGGCACCGGCCTGGAGTGCATGGACCTGTTCCTGGCTGACGATGTGTTCGTGCCGCCCGAATTGGAGCACGGCTACACCGAGACGATCGTCAGGATGTCCAGCCTACTGACGTTTGATCCGATGCTGGAGCTCCCACTTCCGGGGCCGCCGCCGGTTCTGAAGAACGGCTACGTGACGTTTGGGTCGTATAACCGCGTCGAGAAGATCAGCGACCCGATCCTTGGCCTCTGGTGCGAGGTCATGAAGCGCCTACCGGACTCGCGGATCGTGCTGAAGTTCGGCGGCCTGGAGGGCGAGACGGCCGAACGGCTTCGGGCGAAGTTCGCAGCGCACGGCATCAGCCCCGATCGCGTCGAGACCCGGGGTCACACCCCGCGCGACGAGCATATCCGCCAGTACAGTGAGATCGACATCATGCTGGACTCGTGGCCTCACGTCGGCGGGATCACCACGCTTGAGGCTGCCATGATGGGCGTGCCGTGCGTGACGTTGATCGGTCCGCGCGCGCCATCTCGGGTCAGTGCGTCTATCCTAACGTCGCTCGGGATGACCGACTGGATTGCAGATACCCCTGAGCGATACGTCGCGATCGCGGTGGAGAAGGCACAGAGCGACCTGTCCGAGCTACGGGCCGGACTGCCGGCGCGGATCACGGGCTGCACGGTGGGCGATCCGGTGGCGTACACGCGAGAATTGGAGCAGATCTATCGCGACTCCTGGAGCATGTGGGTGCGGCACGTGGCGCCCGAGACGGTGGTGGACGGGGAGACGGCGGCGTGATCTCAGAGGAGCGCCTGAGTGAGATGGAGGCTCAGCATCGCCCTCTGGATGAGCCCGGGTGGGAGGATCGCTGTCAGGTGGATGCCGAGCAGATGCCATGTGAGGTTGCCACACTCGTTGCGGAGATTCGCCGTCTACGCGGTGGCGGGTGCGGGGAGACGACGGCGTGATGCCAGCAAGCGACGATGTGCAGCATCTCATTCGCATGCTCAGGGATGGTCCGGCCATCCCGCCGGACCAGGAGCCGCCGCCGATGTCCTTCGAGGACGCCGGCCCCCCGATCCCGGAGGGTCTGAACGAGCATGACCGATCGCTCATGATGGCGGGGATGTTCGCCGGTATGGTCTACGGCCAGCACCGGGCGATCAAGAGGCTTCACGATGAAGGGTTGCTGAAGGACACCGATCTGTGACTTCTGCGTGCGTCGCCACGATGTCCACGGCGGTGCTGACGCTGCCGTCGTTGCTGTTCACGTGGCGGTGCCGGCCCGGCTGCGGGAAGATTATCCTGCGGTTGCAGTACGACGGGCGTTCGATCATGGAGCACCGCTGTGCGTGCAATCGGGAGCACCGTCTGCCGGATGACGCGGGGAACCTGAGGCATGAGGTGAGACGGTGAGCCTGCTTGACGGCGCGCGGCGAATTGAGCGGTGTGGCCCGTATCTCGTCGAGGGGTCGCACTGTCTGATGTGCGACGCTGTCATCGTGGGGTTTGCTCACATCGAGGCGACAGACCACAAGCCTGACTGCCCCTGGCTCAGCATGCCGAAGATCGTCGCGGCGCTGGAGGCGGCCGATGCTGCGGTCAGGGATGCACGTCGAGAGATACCGAATCGCTTGCTGTATCCGGGGCATCCGCTGAGCGATCTGGCGCTGGCGCTCTACGGGACTCCGACTGCCATTGTTCGCGAAGTGGTCCCACAGACATGACCAGTATTGACGGGAAGTGGTCCTAGCGCATAGACTACCCAGAGTAGCTACATAGCGTACAAGGTCGTCTGAAGACCGTCTGTTCCAGGCCAGCGCCTGGGGGACGGTCTTTTTGATGGCAGACGAGCCCAATACTCCAGCACCAGTAGTCGAGGCTGACGCCACTATCCCGGCGACGCCCGACACTGATCCGACGCCCACCCAGACCGACAGCAAGTCGTTCACGAAGCAGATCGACAGCGAGATTGACGACCTGCTGGCCCAGATGGAAGGCCGGGCGCCGAAGACACTCATGGGCGAGGACGCAGCCCCGGATCCGCCATCCACCGAAGAGAAGCCGGCGCCGGCCAAAGCTGATGTCCCTAAGGCTGAAGCGCTGAAGGCTGACACTCCGGCTCCTACCACGCCCGACACCGCCGAGATCGAACGAGCCGCCGAGGATCGTGCCCGCGCCAGGATCGCCGACGAGCAGCGCGTCCAGCAGGAAGCGGATCGCCGCATCCGGGACGAGCAGCAGTTCAAGGCCCAGACCGCCGCCTACGTGGGGTCGGACGACGACTACGGCGCGGTCGAGCAGGCCGTCTGGCAGCACCTCCAGGGTGACTCATCGGCACTCAACGGTCTCGACGTGGTGTTACCAAACGGCAAGAAGGTCTCCGAGGTCAAGGGATCTGCGGGCCTGACCGAGGACGAGGCCGCCAATCTGATGACGGCCTGGAAGACCGCCCGGCGCTTCGAGGACGTGATGGGGGACCGCAAGGTCCAGCGCATCGTGGATCTCTGGAACCACGAGATCACGTCATCCAGGGTGCTGGCCGATCCCGACGTCGATCAGGCGGCCGTCACCCAGCACACCCAGCCGCACGACCAGATGCGAGCGCTCCGCGACACCGTCCGCGATCGGGTGACGAAGCGGCTTACCACCGAGCATGCCGAAGTGGTCAAGGCGAAGGACGCCGAGATCAAGCGGCAGGCCGATCGGATCGACTCGCTGGTCAACGAGCGCGGCAATTTGACCGCCAACCGTCGCGCAGCCGATGCCGCCACCGTGGACCGTCCGGGTCAGCCTGGCGCGCGCCCCACCGTGCCGACGCCCGAGGAGCTGGCGGCCATGCCATTCGAGCAGGCGTTCAAGTCGGGCGCCATCGACCGCGTGTTGCAGAGCATCCCCGGCGGGCTCCAGGCGCCGCGCCGGCGTGCCGGGTAGGAAGGAAGGCGTACCATGGCCTCAGGCGCAACAGAGTTCATCGACGCGACCACCGCAGCCGTCTACATCCCCGCATTGTGGTCCAAGTACGTCATCCGGGCCCGTGAGCAGCGGCTGTGCTACGCGAAGTTGTTCACCCGCAAGTACGAGCAGGACGCCCCGTATGGGGCGACCATCAATGTCCCCGGTGTGTCCCACCTGACCGCGCGGACCAAGAACATGTCCGCCAACACGGCGGTCTTGTTCGAGACCAACACCGAGTCGACCACCGCCATCACCATCGGCACCTGGGGCTACGCCGCGATGGCCACCGAGACCGCCACCGCGAAGCAATCCTACAAGGACCAGATGGAGCTGTACGCGCCGGAGCTCGGCTACGCGCTGGCGCTCCAGGCTGACGACGACATCGCGGCGCTGGTGGACGACCTCTCGACCAACACGGTCGGCGTGATGGGCGCGTTCCCGACCTACGAGCAGTTCGTCAAGGCGCGGCGCCAGTTGAACGATGCCAACGTCCCGCGCAAGGGGCGGTTTGGGATCTTCTCGCCAGCGGCCGAAGAGGGCTTTGTCCAGATCGACCACTTCATGTCCAACGACTTCTCGAAGATCCAGGGCAGCGTGGACGACGACGACGATATGGGCTACATCGGGTCGTGGTTCCGCATTCCGATCTACGTCTCCACGAACGTCGAGGGCGACAACACGGTCGGCCACGACAACGTGATGGCCAACACCGAGGCGATGACGATCGTGATGCAGATGGAGCCGACCACCCACAAGTGGTTGGACATCAACTTCCTGGCTGACAAGGTCGTCGTGGAGCAGCTCTACGGCGTCAAGACGATGCGCGACGATCATGGCGTTTGGTTCCAGGCCGCCTGATCGTGCCACGCAAGAAGCAACTGAGGACAGCGCGCATGCAGTCTGACGAGATCGGGGCGGCTACGGCCGCTCCTTCCCCCGAGTCTACGCCCGACCAGTCGGCCCTGATCCTGGGGTTACTGGAAAAGATCAGCGGCCAGGTCCAGAGCCTGACCACGCGCGTGGAGGCCGTCGAGAACAGTGGCCCCCGCTTCGTGCCGGCCACCCCTGAGACCTACTCGGCCGATCACGAGCGGTACCAGATCGCCGAGCTCGCGCCGCCTGACGCCCAGCCGCGCTCGCAGACGGTCCCGATCACATCGGACGGCATCAGGATACCGGCCGCGTTCATCACCGAGTACCCGGCCCGCTTCGGCTCAAACTCGCGTGTCCGGCTCAACCTCGACGCCGTCCCGCACGGGCGCAAGGACGGCAAGACGCGGGGCGAGTTGATGGAAGCGGCCGAGGTGCCGAACGCGCCCGGCGTGGTGATCGATCGGACGTTCCTGACCAAGCGGATCAAGGGCGGAAAGCGCGGCATGTGGAAGTACCGCTGCAAGTTCCCCCGCGAGGTGATGCCAGGTGCTGTCATGGGCACGGTCTCGCTGCACGAAGACGAGTTGATCCCCGCATGACCGGAGACGGCGGGCGGACTCGAACCGCCATACACCCGATTTGCAGTCGGAGCCATAGCCACTCTGGCACGCCGTCCAATGGAGTCATCGTAGCATGACCGGACTTGCGCTCGGCGACGTCCTTCCGGCGCTCGACAACCCCGAGCCGACCGCCCAGAAGCTGGGTCGGCAGTGGGGGCAGGGGCTCGACTGGGACGAGATCGCCGACACGCTCGACGACCAGCCGGAACCGGAGGTCGCGGGCGCCAATCGGGCGGCCATCGAACAGGCCGCCGGCCCGCACATGGCCTACGCGCCGCAGTGGGTCACCGGCTCGTTCCGCGTGCCCTACGGCATGAAGACGGCCCAGTTTGAGGCGTTCGCCCGCGAGATGGCGACCCGCTGGTTTGATGAGATGCGGCGCCGGGGCTTCGACCTGGCGTCGAGCACCGAACTGGTGGTCCGTCCGGGCCCGAACCCGTCGAGAGATCTCCTGTCCGGGCTGGAAGTCCCCGGCTACCGCGACTTCCTGTTGTCTGCCCAATTCGTGGAGCGGCACCCCGAGACGATCCGTCTCGAAGTGCCGGGTGAGCTGTTTGAGCCGCTGACGCTACGTCAGTTGCCGACGAGCAGCGGTGACGAAGGAGACTGACATGCCGTTCCGCCAGTTGCCCGATCGCGGCTACGAGCTCTCGAATCAGCAGCTCAGCCGCTCCCAGATGCAGAGCCCGCTGCGTGACTTTCTGCGCCACCTGGCGAAGCGAGACCGGATCACCGAGTTCTACGACTTCGTGTCCTGGGGCGAGGCGGCCAACTTCACGCTGGCCCAGACCGCGACGTCGACCAACTTCACGGTCATCGACGGCGCCGGCGGAGTGATGGCCGGTACGACCGCCGCGACCGCGACCGCATCCATTTCGGCGGTCGGCAAGACCCGTTTCAGTGGCGATGCCAACTGCATGTTTGAGGCGCGGTTCAAGGTCAACACCGTGCCGACGACGTTCATCGTTGAGGCTGGCTGGGTGGATGCGGCGCCTGCTACGGGGGCGTCATTCGTGACCGACATCGACACGCCGTCCTTCGTCGGCACCAATGGCGCCGTGTTCGGGATCTGGAACAACCAGACCCACACCGGCCTGGCGTTCGCTTCGCTCGGCTCGTTCACGTCGCAGACGGTCGCCTCGACGCTGCTGACCACTGGCTTCACCACACCGGTCGCCGACACCTACATGACGGTGCGGGTGCTGCTCCAGACCGATCCGGACCGGACCGGTCGCTCGATGGCGTACTGCTGGGTCAACGGTCGGCTCCGAGCCAGCCATCAGGTGGGGAACGGAGCCGTCAACGGCCAGATCGCGCTCTACCCGTGGCTGTACCTCCAGTCGGTCGCGACGACCTCCGCGAAGGTGATGACGGCCGATTACATCTGGGTCAGCCAGGACCGGATCCCGCTGGAGGCAGCTTCCGAGTGACGTGACGAGGGGCGGTCGCCATTGACCGCCCCTGATGTACTCGCCGCCGCCGAGACCTGCAATCCATCAGAGGAGCACATCGCGTGCCAAAGAAGCCCGGACTCCGCGATGACGACGTGTTGGGGCGCCTGGCCGATCTGGAGCGGCGTCAGGATGCCGTCGAGGAAACCATCACCGAACGGGTTGATCCGAAGGGCTCGAAGCGACCGCCGCACAAGACGCCGGCCGATGAGGAGTGACTGATTCGTGGCGTCGCTGCTGGTCTTCAGGCGTGATGCCCAGGTAGGGCTCGGAGGGCGGTTCGTCGTGAACACCACGACGACCGCCGCTTCTGATCTCGTCAGCTTTACGTGCTCGTCGCTGATCTCGGCGAACGCCACCGGCGGCAACTTCTTCAACAACGCCTGGGGCTACCTGAACGCCACCACCGGCGCCAACCTGGCGGCCCAGCGCGACATCCTGAACGCGGGCGGCTTCGATGCGGACGCCGGCTCGTTCACGGTCGCCCGATCCTTTGCTACCAGCGTCACGTCGGGGATGGGCTTCGAGGTCAGTACCAGGCTGCCGGCCATCACCAGCGAGCTCGGCACGCTCGGCATCCGCGAGATCGCCAACGACGTGCTGCTCTCGATGCCGCCGCTCGATCTGTTGCCCGTCAGCGGGGTGACGCAGCAGTCGGCGTACGACCTCACGACGCTGTACTCGTGGCTGGTCGACAAGTCCCAGATCCTGGGTATCTACTTCCAGAACGTTGGTGACGACTACCCGACCGACACGGGCTACTCCTGGGACTGGCTCTATGACGCCGACGCGCCCAGGCTGCTGCTGCCGGGCAAGCCGTTCACCAGCGGGCAGACCTTCTACATCAAGGCTCACCGCCCGGCGCTGACATGGATCAGGACCGGCGGCACCTGGGCAGCCGACACGGACGGGCTCCAGAACGACACCGACGAGGCGCTGCCGCTCCGGGCGGTGATGCGCGCTCAGGTGCTCATGAAGGCGTACCAGTACCTCGGCTCGCAGCAGGGGCCGGACGAGTACGTCAACCACTACCGCGAAAGAGAAAGTTTTTGGACAACGCGCGCATACGCTTTGCGTTGGTGGGACACGCAGCAGGCTAGCGAAGAGACCGAGCCGAAGTTCCGGATGGTCTACTCCGGGCGCCCGTACGGCCAGCCTCGGAGCTACGGATAAATGCCGGGCCTCCAGTCGGGCAATCAGCCCTACCACGTCACGCTGAGGACGGCGGACGGCTTCGAGGTCGGCCTGGTGGCGGTTGCCCCCGAGAAGAACGGCGTGGCCCAGCCGCACGAGTTCGAGGGCACGCTGACCCCCGTGGACGCCACCGAGGAGTTCCGTCCGGGCGGCATCCCGCGCGAGTTCGCGGACTTCTCGGCCGGCGCCGGGTACAGCTACTACGACCCCAGGGTGCCGAATGGGTTCGCCTGGGCTAAGAACGTCATCACCTACATTCCGCACGTCGCGGTGCCATCCGGAGCACTCACCGAGGTTGCCCTGCCGGCCGGCACGCACGCCGAGATACGGGCCGGCTTCGAGCGCTCGGGGCATCTGTACTTCTCGACGGGGCGGTACGCTTGCAAGGTCAGTGGGGGCACCGCAGCCAGCGCGTCGGCCGTGGCCGACTTCGCCACCATCGCCGGTATGTCTACCAGCGTGACGATTACCAGCACGACGCTGTACCTGGGCACCGCCTACTGGGGCGGGTACGCCAACGGGACAGCGCAGCCGTTGGTCAGTCACGTCGTTGCGACCGACACGTTCACGTCGGGCGCGACGTGTGCGGGCTGGCAGATCGGGTCCTGGTTCGGGGTGGACGGCGAGGGCAACTGGGACCAGTGGATGATCCGGACGGTCGGGACCGGCGCCGGGTACAAGATCACCAACAGCGCGACGCCACTCAACGACACGGTCTGGACGCCCGGGTCCGTCACTGGCGACGACGTCGGCGACCCCGGCTACCCCGTCACCAAGATCGTCACGAGTCGTCAGGCGCCGTTCATGATGAAGCCCGAGGGCGTCTTCATCATCCAACGGAACGGCGTGTATCGGCCGAACATCACGCCTTACTGGGAAGACGTTGTCAACGCCACGAACGGCGCCAACGCGGTGATCGTCCAGGGGCGAATGTACACCAACGTCCTGTCCGACCTCGACATGCTCCAGGGACTTGACGGTCAACTGAACGACCAGCCGTTCTCAGTCGGTCCGGGCTCGGACCTCCCGAACGAGACCCCCGTCGCTGGCGACGGATCGGCGATCTGCCGGTACAAGGACTGGATCGTCTACTGCCAGTACGACACAGTGCGCCAGACGTCGTACGTCAGTTTCGGGAAGCCCCGCGAGGCTGTGCCAGGGCAACCGGGCATCACCAACTTCGTCTGGCACTCCTGCCCGCTGGTGATCGAGGGCGAGAAGATCACCTGGCTGAAGATGGCCGCTCCCGGCGGCAATCCGAGGATGTGGGTCGGCACCCGGAACGCTGCCGACACGACCACGCACCTGTACTGGATGTCGCTCCCCAGGAACGGCAACATCCTCCAGGAACTGGCCTCCGGCGGCCCGTGGAGAGCCCGTACGGATACCTGCACGCTGTACCTGTCGTCGAATCCCTGGAGCCAGGGTGTGCACGCTCAGAAGGCGGTCCGCCAGGTGGCGGTGGTCTCGGAGTCGTGCTCGGACACGTCGTACCTGACGCCGTACGTCTCGACCGACAAAGAGACCCGGGTACAGCTCGGCGCCACCGTCACCGAGAGCCCGTACACCGAGGCGCGGATCGTCGACGACATCAACGGTCGGCAGGTTGCACCCTCGATCGACTTCCTGGCCGGGTCCGGGACCACGCCGCCGATCTTGCGCGCGTACACGCTGTGGGCGGGGGAGGGCATCAAGGCCAGCACGGTCTACCAAGGCCGGTTCCGCTTCGGGACGGGCATTAAACTCCGCGATAGCACGTACGACACGACCAGTAACCCGCAGGCGACGTGGGAGGTGTTGATCGCGGCGCAAGGGCCGCGCCCGGCCACCATCGTCGACTGGAAAAACACGACGTACACGATCGCGCTGGAGCAGGGCGCGGTCTGGAAAGAGCGCGAGGTCAAGGACAGCGACCACTGGCAGATCGAAGCCACGATCCGGTTCACCGTGCTTGCCCGCGAGCCGGCTTACAACGATGGGAGCGTGTACGACTCGGAGGCGGCTTATGTCGCCTAAGCTGCATAGCCTACCCCATCGCCTTGATTGCGGCGGAGGCCGCCTCCTCTGTATCGAAAGATCCCAGGTGGCGCCTTGCATCGCCTACCCTGACGCGCGCGATCCATTTTCGTTGTCGCTTGTGCCAGTTGACTCCGGGCGTGGCCGACGTTCCTCCGCGAGGGGGGCCATTCTGCGCGTCTTCGCTCTTGCTGACGGCTCTCAGGTTAGCACGACGGTTGTCGAGTTTGTCCCGATTGATGTGATCTCCAACCGGGCCACGGTACTTCGAGAGCCTCGGCAAGTCCAGGATCTCTCGGTGCATGAAGATCTGGCGCCACCCACTGTCACCGAATCGCTCGTTCCTGACAGCGTAGTTGCTGGCAAAGTGCCATTCCCACTGGTTGACGAAGTCAGCATCGTCAGCATCAATCAGGGCGTATGCTCGGACGCTGCCATCCTTGGCGCGGAGCGGGATACGGACGGTGGTATCATCGGACTGCATCGGGTACCTCCAGTACCTTGTGCCACTCCCCCGGCCGCTACCAACGGCGCGGGGGTTTCGCGCGTCAATTATAGCATGGGAGGAACAGTCTAATGGCGACTGTCCGCCCATTGCCCCTCGCGGATACCACGGCCAAAGCAGGCTACGATCAGGTCGATCCACTCGTGATGTGGTTTTTGGGCGGGAACAGCGCGCCGGCAGCCACCGCCACGGGCATCAATGACGATGACCGCTACGGTCTGGACCTTCAGAACAGCGGCATCGGCGCGCTGTCGTTCCGCGCCATCGCCGGGACCAACTTCGGGCGCATTGACGGGACCGGCGTGGCATTCGGCGGGGCGTTCACGCACACCGGGACCGGCGTGTTCACCGGACTACTCGCTGTCAACACACTGACGGTAGCAAGCGGGGTGACCGTCACAACTGGACCCGTGGTCATGGGCGGGTCGGCCACGGTCGCCAATGGATTCACCGTGACGACCGGCGCGGCCTCGCTCGGGGGCAGCCTCAACGTGGTGGGCGCGGCCACGGTCGGGACACTGCGGGTGACGGGGGCGGTGACCGTTGTGGGCGCAGTGACGATGTCCTCAGGCCTGGTGGTCGCGGCGACGGCCACGTTCAGCGGCATCGTGACAATGGCGTCCACCCTTAACGTCAGCGGCGTCGCCACGTTCTTGAGCTCGGCGATAGCGAACACGTTCACTTCGACAGCCATCGCCGGCGCCCCGTTCGTTGCCAATTCAACGGGCGTCGCCACGAGCTTCAACGCCGACATGGTAGACGGACTGCACGCTGACGACTTCGTGGTCACCGGAAACTACACCGGCAACGGCAGCACGACGCGCACGATCACCCTGGGCTTCCAGCCTAAGTATGTGTACATCGCTAGCGTCGGATCGTCGTCTGGCACGCGAGCGACATGTCACCTGTTGAGCGGCAACGGGAGCGACAACATCGGGTTTGCCCGCCTCAGCGGCGTAACCGCGCTCACCTTCCTGGTAGTGCTCGATTCGACTGTTCTCGTGTCGACTGGATTTCAGGTCGAAGGCGGCGCCGGCATCACGGCGATCTCCAATCAGACGAACGATGTGTACCGCTACTCGGCTTGGAGATGACATGAACGAGATCGACATCCTGACGAACGCCGGCCTCTCGCGAACGAACGCCGAGATGGTGGTCGCCCTTTCCACGATGGCAAGCACGCTGGGCCACCAGATCGCCACAGCGAACCAGCAGCCCTCGCCCGAGCCGCCAGCCGTCTCGGGCGACGTGATCCCCCCTGAAGGAGCCGATACCGATGAGCATGCCTAATCTGAATGGCCCCTTCGGGGAGTGGCGCCGTGCATCCGCCGCCGTGGGGAATGCGATCACGGCAGGAGCCACGGCCGCAGCAGCGTTCCAGGCGTTCCCCCCGGGCTCGCAGTACCTGTACATGGAGGGGCGGAACTACGCCGGCACCGCCGCCGTGATCTCGTACGCCCTCAACCCGTGGCTCCGCGTCCTGAAGACCACGGACAACTTCGCGACGGCGACCGGGGTCACCGACTACTCGGCGGTCGCGCAGAACAACAAGGCGACCAACGGCGCGGTCGTGCTGTCGTCGCTCGCCACCACCGGCGCCCTCTGGGTCGGCGCCGAGCTCCCGTTCCGTGGCGTGTTCGCCGACGTGCAGGCGACCAACTCCAACACGTCGACCGCCGTCACGGCGTACTGGTCGGCAACCGGCCCGACGATGGCCACCCTGACCAGCGCAGACGGCACGTTCTCTGGGGTTGCCACCTTCAACGTCGATGGTGGCATCACATGGACCGTCCCCACCGACTGGACGGTCGGCACCCTCAGGACGATCACCGGCGCCGTCAACGCCATCCCGTACTCGGGTGAAAGCCTGTACTGGGTCAAGTTGACAGTGTCAGCCGCGCTGGATGCGTCGACCACGCTTGACCAGGTGCTGGCCATGAACCGCTCCACCAGTTACGCCAGTCTGACGTCGGGTAGGCCGGGCGTCGAGATGATGCTGCCGACCGGAAGTGGCCGCTACGGCTGCGTCGAGGCGGTTACTGATGTCGGGACCGCCAACCTCCTGGTCAACGTGGCAACGATTGGCGGCGGCAGCAAATTCCCATGAGCATCGAGATCGGGCAACGGGAATGGGACGCGCTGGCCGCGCGCTACGGCGCAGTGTCGGCGCAGTTGTTGGTCTACGAGATCCGACTGGCCGAGCGCGACGCTGAGGTTGCGGCGCTCCGACAGCAGCTCGTGGCGTGTGCGGACGAGTTGCACGCGCCGCTTGAGCAGGAAGGGAGCGGCTGATGCCTCTCGTCTCGGTAGCCGCAGGCCAGCCGATCCGATCCACCCATGTCACTCAATTCACACGCTGGGTGACGGCTGCCACGAAGGACCAGTCGGCCACCTTCACCACCACCCACGCCACCGAGTACACGGTCACGATCACCAATGAGGAGACCTCAGCCGGCAACGCCCTCAAAGTGGTCTCGGGCACGTCGACCATCGCGCTATTCAACAAGACCGGCGTGACGCTCGGTGTCCCGGTGGTCGCGACCGGGCTCAGTTTGTTCACGGCGACCGGCCAGACGCTGTACGGCGCGGGCGGGACCGCGAGCGCGCTCTTGAACATCGGGTCGACGTTCCAGAGCATGATCGTCTCGTCAAGTGGCGTGCCGTCCTGGAGTGCATCGCTCCAGTCCTTGCTGGCATCGGCGGGCTCACTGGTGGGGGCGTCGGCCGCCAACACACCGGCCCACATCCCGAAGGGGACGGCCTTCCAGGAATTCGTGATGAATGCCGGCGCCACTGGCCAGACGTGGGCATCAGGTGTGTTAGCGGCGGCGGTCACGGCCGGCTACACATTCTTCGCGACCGGGGCTAACAGCGTGACGGGACTGGCCCCCGGTACTGCCCGGTTCGTGCTCGGGATGAATGCGGGGGCCACGGCGCCAACCTGGCTCGCCTCGCCCCAGTCACTTCTCTCAGCGACTGGTGGGGTTATCACGGCGACGGCCGCCAACACGCCAATCGCGGTCTTTCCCACAACGTCGGGGCAGTATTTTCGATCCAACGCTACCGGCGCCGGGTTCGAGTCGGTGGGAGCATCCAACTCGCTCGATAAGTTAGGGGAGGTTGTGGGCACTGGGTCGTCCGCTGTCCTGGCGCTCTCCGGCATCTCCGGGGCGTACCGCTCATTGTATCTAGAATTGGACGGTGGACGATCGACAGACACGTCCGCTGGTGTGGGCACGCGCCTGACATTTGAGACCAGCCCGACAGTCGGTGCGTACGACTACCAGCGGGTCTATGGATCCGCGACGGTCCCGACCGCTGACGAGAGCATTGGAGCGGTCGACTACATCGCTCTTGGCTCCATGCCGGCTGCTACCAGTACGACCAATCTGATCGGGTCGTTCAGTATCCATTTGCCCGGCTACGCAGGCACCTCAGCATGGAAAAACGTGATCGCGATGTGCGACGGGTCATTCAACCTGGCCTCCGGATCCATTCAGGCGCTCATGACGGTCGGAGTCTGGGAATCCACGGCTGCCATCACGCTGGTTCGCGTGACACTTTCGGCCGGTTTCTGGACAACCACGAGCCGCCTCACTGTCTGGGGACTACCGGCATAGGATTCGGGAGGGCATCGTGCCGACACAGGTCGAGTTCAACTGCACGACCAGGGAGCTAGTCGAGGTCGAGATGACCGGGGCCGAGCTCGCGGCGTTTGATGCACAGCGGGCGATTCCGACCACCGAATACGCCGGCCAGGTCAACCCCATCGGTCGCATCCAGACGGTCGGCACGGTCTCCCAGGAGCTTCTACGCTTTCCACTGATCACCCTGACCGCGTATGGCGCGCTGGTGGAGGTCTACGGGATCGACAGTGGCAACGGCGTCGTCAAGTCGCTCGTCTTTCGATCCGTGTTCAAGCGGCTCTCGAACGGCCCGTCAGCGGTCGGCGCCCGCGTCGATCTCGCCAGCCACCAGGACAGCGGCGCGGCTGCGACGACGGCCGGTGTCGCCAATTGGACGATCGTGCCATCGCTCTCAGGGAACGACGCGGTCATCACGGTGACTGGGGCGACGGGGCGGACGGTTGATTGGTTTGCCTTCGCCGAGGTGCGGCGGTTCCGACCTGGAGGGCTCTAGCGGGCGACGGTCACCAGATACGCCAGGAATCCGAACCCAAGGACGATCCAGATTCCAATCGCCCCCCAGAGGGCGAATGCAATCAGCCGAGCTCGATCCTCCATCTAAAGGCCCTCCAGGGGCGGGAAACATAGCACAGGTACCCCGGCCCCCGAAAGGGCCAGGGCAGTAACGCACTCAGCCGGATCGGGTGGTGGTACACCCGATCCGGAGAGCACCGAACCCTAGCATGAACTAGGAGGACGGCACTTGTATAGAGCGACAACGCGGGGCAAATCGTTCCATCGGGGGCGCCGTGATCGGGTACCTCGTCTGGGCCATCGACATGATTCGAGGCAGTAGCACTAGAGGCCTGGAGCTCCAGAACGGCATGGCGGCGGTGGCTTCGGGAGTCGTGCTGATCCTGCCGGCCAGCACGTTTTCGACCTCTCCGAGCTATCGCCTGTTCGATGCGGCGCCCGAGAGTATCTGGGGGCTGTCGCTACTCGGGGCTGGCGTCGCTCAGATCGCAGCGGCCTTGCACGACACCGTACCGCTGCGACGGATCGCGGCCACCGTCCTGGGGGTGCTGTTCACCGCCCTCGGTCTCGGCATCCTCTGGGCCAACCCACTCTCGGCGGTGGCGCCGATCATGCTCGCGCTCGCTGCCGGCCAGGTGGGGGCGTTTTGGCAGGCGCGATGGGTGCGTTGACGTGGCCGATACCCCCGCATGGAGCGACCCGGCGACGTGGGTCGGCGCTGGCGGCCTCCTGGCCATCGCTGGCAGTTCGGCCAAGGCGCTGCTCGACTGGCGCAAGGACAAGGGCCAACAGCGCGCCACATCCGAGGACATGGTCCGCGACGACCTCCTGGCGACGATCCGTGACCAGCGCGTTGAGCTCGGCCAGATGCGGACTGAGCTTTCAGCAGCACGCATTGAGATGCGCGAGCAGGATGCCAGAAGCCGCGAGGCGGTCCGGGCCTGCGAAGAGCGCGCCGATAAGTTCCTGGAGGAATTACGGAAACTGCATAGCGAGAACGACATGCTCAGAAGTCGTCACCATCGATTTGTGAACTACTTCTCGGTTGTGCGCGAGGAAGTGGATACCGACCGACTAGAACGGGGACTGAAACCACTTCCACTGCCGTCTTGGATCGACGAAACCATCCCTGGTCCGACCGCCCGTATGAAGCCACCGGAGCCGCCAGCATGAGTCAGTCAAAGCTTGACGACCTGTACAACCGCCTAACCAGTCGGAAACTGCTCCTGTGCCTCTTCATGCTGGCGCTGGCCATTGCCGGCTACTGGGGCGGGCACATCACGTGGAGCGAATTCCAAACAGCCGCCCTCGGCGCCGTTGGCATCTATACCGTCGCCGAAGGCGCCTCAGACGCGGTGGGAGCGTGGCGCTCTCAGCCGACCGTGCCGACCGTCGACGAGATCGCGAAAGCGGTGCTCCGCGAGCGCGCGGCCCAGATGCGCCAGCGGTTTCCGGATGCGGTGGACGAGCCCGATGAGCCTCGGTTGCTGGAGGCCAGCCGTGGCTGATCCCTGGCGCTGGTGGGACGCGGCTACGATCGCCCGCATCACTGGCTGCCCCGTGGATGCTGTGACCCACAACTGGCCGCTGATTGTCGATGCCCTGTACGTGCGGGGGATCTACGATCGCGACGTCTGCCTCGGTGTGTTGCCTACGGTCGCCATCGAGACGGCATCGACCTTTGAGCCGATCCACGAGTACGGCACGACGGCTAACTGGGCAGGGTACGAGGGCGGCCCCGACTTCGCCGGCCGAGGCTTCCCGCAACTGACGCACTTGTCGAACTATCGGAACGCGGGTGACGCGCTCGGCATCGACCTCGTCAGCAATCCCGACCTGGCGCTAGACCCGAAAATCAGCGCCAATATCCTAGCCTGGTTCTGGGCCACCAAGGGCGTCCCTGCCAAGAACGGGTCGCACTTCTACACGATGGTGGAGCTCTGCCACGAACACGATTGGAATTGGGTGCGCCGCGTCTTCCAGGGCGGAACGGCTGGGCTCGACCGCCTGATCGCGATGGCCAGCGCCCTCGACGCCTACGCCGCCCCCACGGAGACACCCATGCCCGTCACGTTCAACCCCGACTACCCGGCTGTGCTGCAGAACGACGACTGGTCGTGCGCCCCGACCTCGTTGACGTGGGCGATGCGCGCGCTGGGCCGGACCCCGGCCACCGACTGGATCGAGACCGACATGGTCAATCTGAACATCGTCTCCAAGGAGGTTGGCTTACTCGACCACACTGGCGCCGGCATCGTTACCTGGCTGCAGATCGGCGACCCGAAGCACTACGGCTCGGACGGCTACGGGATCTCTAACAACCAGTGCCCGATCTCCTGGGATCAGCTCATCCCTGAGATCAACGCGCATCCGCCGTATCCGTTGCTGCTGGGACTGCCGGTCTGGGGCGGCGCCGGCCACGGCCACTGGAGCGGCGTGCGGGGCTACGATCCGGCGCGAGACGTCATTCTGCTGGCCAATCCCGCTACCGGTGCGACCTACGGTCAGCCCGAGCTTACGCGCCAGCAGTTCGAGGCCAGGGCTGGCAACAACGCCAGCATTGTTCGGGTGCTGCATCCGGATCTCATCGGCACCCCGATGCCGGCGCCTACTCCAGTCCCGTCATCCTCGATCAGCCGCGCCGATCTCGACGACATCATCAGCCGCCTGACCGTGCTCCGCGACCGGCTGCCCGCCGCCTAACGCTTCCTGTGCCCGATCACCACACGCCAGCCGCGCCGACTCCAGGGTTTGATGCGGGGCAGCACGTACAAGGGCGGGCGATCGGCGGGCCAGAGACCCTGACGACGGAGATTGTCCTCGTAGGTGCGGCCGTAGGCATTCGGATCGTAGCCTAGCTGCTCCAGACCAGACCGCATGATCGGGGGGATGTTGACGTGGGCGCGCCCGGTGAGCAGGTCATGCTGAACGAGGACAGCCGGCGGGAGTCGGTGTGCCGGCGCGCTGTAGAGTCTGGAGATGGCAGTCAGCGCCTCATGGTCCGCAGCGTTCATGATGTCCATTCTACACTTCCCCGCCGCCTGACCCGGGCCCGCGCGCCCGAGATGCCAAGGTCAGCGGTCCTTGTACCATTCGGGGTGCAGCACCTTCAGTAGCTTTTCGCTCAGTTCCGTCCGAACGCGCATCTCCGCGATGTGCTCATCGAAGCCAGCAATGTTCGGCGTAACCGAGAGCACCCCCTTGATCTGCTTGACTGCGGCGATGGTCGCCTCGGCATCGTCATCACGGATATCGTGCTCCAGCACGACGTAGTAGCCGTTGTGTCGGTCAGTCATCCTTCGCTCCTTCCTCCTGAGAGCCCCGCCGCCCGAGCGACGGGCTGGGAGTGGGCGGTCATCCGATAAGGTTACCCGCCTGCGACTCGCGGATCGCCTCCATTGAGCGAGTGATGAGAAGGCGAAGGTACGGGATATCCCCCCGTGTGATTTCAATATGGCCGTAGCTGAGGTGCACAAGGCGCGGGCGAACCAGTAGGACCGTGAAGTCTGCCCGTCCTTCCTCATCGTACTCGTGGTCGCCACCTTCGCAATCACAGGTACGTTCAAAACAGGCTTCGATGTCGTCCAGGCTGGCATACGATCCGTGAACGCCCGACGTTGATCCCAGCACGTAGTTCAATGTATTAGGCCGAGGATCGACACCGAAACTCGTGTGCAGATCTTCAATGCTAGTCACCTGGCCGATACTGTAATGGCCCATCCCTCGCACCTCTCCATGCCCGCCGCTGTCAGGACGGGTCGTCTAGCGTCAGCGTGATGTCCGCATTGACGTATGGACCTGTCCGGCAGCGGCGGCACCGCATGTACGTCAACGCGCCGACTGTGGCCACAGCCTTGAAGTCGTGGCCCTGATCAGGATAGCCGGGACATGTCATCGTCGGCGCCGCCTCGTACCCGCCGCCCGGCCGCTCGTCGTCAGGCATCAGATGCGACCCTCCGTGACGAAGCCGTAGACACTCAGAAGTGTGCCCTTGATCTTCCTGATATCGTTGGGCGTCCAGGTGGACGGATCTCTGTGCGCAATCGTTTCGAGCTCCGGCGCCCACTCGCGCAACATCTCAGCCGCTTGATCGCCGCGTGCCTTCACGGCCATTTCAAGCGCGCTCAACTCATCAGGCATGCTCGTCCCCCGCGCCCCCGTCCCGGGCCGGCTGGGCCAGAGGCACAAGAGCGTCAATCGCGATCCGTAAAACCTGCTGACGGACCTCGACGCTGGCACCGCGCCATGTCTCGTACGGGAAGGCGTCGATCGTGTCCACGATCTTCCCCAGCGCCTTCCTGAGCCGCTCAGCCTCTCCCGCCTCGGGCTGGCACTGGGCCGCCGAGAGGGCGGCATTGGCCAGCCAGCCCTCACGAAACGCCAGTCCTTCCCGCCACGCCTGACGTTCGTCAGTGAGGCCCGCGAGGATCTTGCTCGCCATCCAGGCCTCGTTCATTGCTTGCTCTTCTGAATCGCTCACCGTCAACCTCCCAAGGGTGCCCGCGCGCGGGGCGTCAGTCAGCGAATCGGCACGATGTTGTTCGCAGGGGCGGTGTGCTCCCACGACAACTCAACCGACCCCGTCCAGTCGTTGTCAACCATCACCATGCTGAGCTGCTGGTGAATGTCTTCGCAGATGTTGTCGAGTTCTTCGTCGCCCTGAATCACGACGTCGATCACGACCGTTGCTGTGATCCGTGTTAGTGCCGGCATCGTCTTCTCTCCCTCTCCTCACACCGCCGGCCCGCCAGGGCGGCGGGCGCTCAGAACTCGACCTTGTCGATGTAGCCGCTCAGGTTGAACAGGAAGCTGTTGGCCTCAGCTCTCGTCATATGCTCCACCAGATCAACCCCGGGGTACTCCGGCCCGTATCTGCGCTGAATCATGACGATGGTGTCCTCGGCCGTCTGCTCCAAGCTGTACTCCGCTATCGGGGTGGACGCCTCGACCCTCACGATCCTCTCCTTACTGTTTCAGCTAAGGGGGATTACTTCGGCCTCTCCGCCCTGCCCATTGCCGGGCGGCCACGGCGCGCGGGGTCAGTCGTTTATCGTCGCTCTTCGCTTGCCAGTCATACTGATGCCGTCTCCCTTCCGTCGCCAGTGGCGCAGTTGTCCGTTAGGGTCGCTCGGAGTCGGCTGGCGGTAAGGCTCTTCCTGGCGATGTGCCGCTATCAAGCAGCGCCCTGACCCGTCACAGTTGAAAGGACAGTCGTTCGCTTCCTCCATGCCATCCTCCAGGCTGAACGGCCGCCGGTGCGGCCTGGGCGGGGGGTCAGTTATGCTGACTCAGACTTGCCAGCAGGGCCTTTCGTTCTCGTTCCATCTCGGATGGATCGAGTCCAAAGAACCGAGCTAACTCGTCGTTGATCCACGAGTCAGACTTGTAAAATTGGATGAGCGACCATCGCGCGTGCTGGTAGGTGTGTTCCGGCCTACCTCCCTCCCGAGCCTGCATCGGGCAGGGGCACTCGAATACGTCGATCTCGACCTCGTCATAGCGCGCGCGGCCAATCTCGCCATTGGCGTCCACCGCGTACCTGCTGAAGGGTTTGATCTCGACGTAGGTGCCGTCAGCCTTCTGGCCCCAGGTCTTCGTGCAGGGCAACTGCTCCCACATCCAGCGGGCCAGGACGATTCCTTGCGCGGCCAGGTGCTCCATGACGAACTGGCCAATCTGCTCAGACACGTCCCTGACCGCGAGCGCTCGATCGAGTTGCGGTGTCGCCGGTGAGTGACCCATCAGAACGCCTCCGAATTCATGTGCTCGTGGCAGCCACCGGAGTGGGGCGCGGGATCGTTGTCACACCCGTCCGTCCAGCAACTTGGCCACAACTCTTCGATGGTCGGCCGCGCTTTCGGAGCTTGCTTGCGCGACTCGATCAAGTCAGCCTCCAGCGCCGCAAGCTCGACGGCGATACGATGGCTGCACGGCTTGCCGAAAGACCACGGGCTCTGCCCCCACGGACAAGAGCACCCGCCGGCGTCAGCGCGGACCACGTAAAAGCGACTGCTGCGGCCTGAGATGATCGCCACGTATCGCACGCCGCACTTCCGGAAATACCGCCACTCGTCGCGGTTCTCCAGGTGCACGGTTGCCGATGCCCACTGACTTGCCGATGGCTGGTAGACTGCTGACGCCATTCGGGTTACCTCCGTTTGGTTGGCCCTCACGAGGTGATGACTCGTGGGGGCTTTCTTCATGCCTGAAGTATAGCATAGTTTAGGTGCATATGCTACTATTCAAGTGCAGGTGCGCAAGTTCAGGTGAACCTGACCTACACTACGCGCATGCCGAGAAGGATCGTGGCACTACAAGTTAGACTCCCCGACGATCTCCACGCCGAGATCAAGCAACTGACTGAGGAAGAGGACCGACCACTCAACCGGACCATCATCCGTTTGCTTCGGGCTGGCCTGGAGCACTACCGAGGCGCCTCGTCAGGAGTATCCGATCAGGAGTCGGAAGAATGAGCGAGACGGTCGGCTTCAGCGGCACCCGCTCAGCCGGTCACCGCGATGCTGGGCGGATCGCTGACATCGTGAGCGACCTACCGCCTGATTGCACAGTGGTCACTGGCGGCTGCATCGGCGTGGACATGCTCGTGGCCGTTGCCGCTCACCAGCGCGGACTGAAGGTACACACGGTCCTGCCGGCCGATCGGAGCCGCGTGGGGCGCTTCTGGAGGCAGCACTGCGACATCTTCGAGGAGATGCCGCCAGGCACCGACTACCGGGCACGGAATGAGCGGATCGTGGAGCTGAGCGACCGCCTGATCACCATCCCCGAAGCATCCGAGGACGACCCGCGCTCTCGGCGATCGGGGACGTGGATGACGGTCAGGATTGCACGTCGGGCTGGCAAGCCGGTTCAGGTTGAGTTACTGGACGAGCGCCGCCGCCCAGGGTCGACACCATGACGCGGGGGAGCGGGCGCGTTAGGCCAAAGCTCACCGGCGACGATCTCGTGGCGATCGAGGTTCGGGCACGAACTGTCACCAAAGGGCTCGCGAATCGCCAGCAGCAGATGGCCATCGCCTTTCAGGTCTGCATGCAGGACGTTCCCGATCTCCTGGTTGAGATCAGGCGGTTACGAGCGGAGAGCCGGGCCGCCCGCGATCCCGGGCGCCCGCGTGGCGAGGAAGGGGGCGAGGGGCAGTGAGTCAGACAACGACGTGTGGCTGCAACAGGTACGGCTGTATCTACTGCGAATTGGATCAGGCGCGCGAGGGGATCAGGTATGGCGACATCGTCACGGATCTAGCTGTGAAGGTCGGCGCCGCGTGGGATCGTCTCGCCCGCTGCCAGGACGAGTTCTACCCCGAGTACCCTGGCGCGTGCAGCGAGTATCACGACGAGCTTGACACGGCCGTCCTGGAGTTGATGCGCTTCGCTGATCCTGAACGATGGAACCAGCGGCAGGCCGTGATGCGGGCAGCCTCAGAAGCCGCGATCACCCAGATCTACATGGTCCGCGAAGGCAAGACCGGCTGGTACGTCGTCGCGCCAGATGGGTCGGTCGTCGTGGGGTGTTTGCCGGACGAGGACGCAGCCCGCTCCGTGGCATTCGAGCACAACAAGCGCCGCGCCGCCCAGGTCGAGCAGGGCACGGGGGATGTGGATGGCTGAGCACACCTGTGGCGGCAGGGGCGCGGTCCCCTGCCCGACCTGTACCACACTGGGTGCCCAAGAGGCGTTCGTCGAGCGCTGGCGGGCCGAGCACCCCGACGAGGTCTACGACAGTGGATGGCGGTGTCCGCTCTGTAATGAAGTCGTCCAGGGCCACGAGACATCGCCGTTCTACGGACTGATCGAGTACCACCAGCGCGATCATGGTGAGGCGTGGCAAGCCTACGAACTGGCCGCCGAGCCTCGCTGATCGGCAGCCCGTCCCGCCGGCCGCGCGGCGGGTGGTATGCTCTCAGTGAGCGCGGTACCGCACCCATCGCCAGTCCGGCCGGCTTCGGTGGTGGGGCATAGGGCCCCGCTCACAATTCCCCCGTCTTCCTCGCGAGGCCGGGTGCGGGCGCAAGCCCAGCGAGAGGAGGCCCCGATCTTCACAGGTCGGGGCTCTCTCTTTGTCCACCGCCTATGGCACCCGTTGGCGCGGGCTATGGCGCGG